CATCCAGGACAAAGACGGCAACGAGATCCAGTTCAAGCGCAACGCCGCGCAGCGCAAATACGGCTCCGAGCAGTGGTACCGCGACATCATCGTCAAGGCGCGCCAGCTCGGGTTCTCGACCTTCATCGCGATCATGATCCTGGATGACTGCCTGTTCCGGCGCAACACCCGCGCCGCCATCATCGACGCCACCCTCGGCGACGCCAAGAAGAAGCTGGCCAAGATCAAGTTCGCCTACGATCGGCTGCCGGTGACGGTGCGGCTCACGGTCAAGCTCAAAAAAGACAACACCGAGGAGATGAAGTTTGGCAATGGGTCAGAGATTTCCATCGGAACTAGTTTCCGAGGCGACACTCCGCAGGTTCTGCACGTCTCCGAGTTCGGTAAGATTTCCGCTGACAGTCCCGACAAAGCCAAGGACATTCGAACCGGCGCCTTCAATGCCGTTGGTCAGAACGGCAAAATCTACGTCGAGTCGACCGCGCATGGTGCGGGAGGCGAGTTTTACGATGGCGTTCAGCGTGCAGATGCGATCGCCAAGTCGGGACTAGAGCCCACCAACCTCGATTTCAAGCTGCACTTCTTCGCCTGGTGGATGGACCCGGACTATCGGATCCCGAGCCACCTCGTGCTCATCACCGCGCAGATGCAGGAATATTTCGCGCAGCTCAGGGCCAAGTACGGCATCGACCTCGATGCCAACCAGAAGGCCTGGTACACCAAGATGTACGAGGAGCAGGGCCCCGACGACATGAGGTCGGAATACCCCTCCTGCATCCAGGAGTGCTTCCACTCCTCGATCGAAGGCTCCTATTTCAAACGCGAGATGCAGCGCGCTCGCGACGACAAGCGCGTTGGCCTGCCGCTGCCGTACGACCCGTCCCGCCCGGTCAATACGTTCTGGGACATCGGTATGGATGACGAAAACTGCATCTGGTTTCACCAGACCGATGGCGTGCGCCACCGCCTGATCGATTTCTACCAGAACTCCGGGGAGGGTCTTCCGCACTATGTCGAGCAGCTCCACGAAAAGCAGCGGCAGCGCAAATTCATCTACGGCAAGCACTACGGTCCGCACGATCTGGAAGTGCGGGAGTGGACGAGCCAGGCGGCAAAGCCCAGGAAAGAGATCGCCAAAGACCTCGGGCTCATCTTCGTCATCGTGCCGCGGATCGAAGACAAGGCCGACGCCATCGAGGCTGCGCGACGTTTCCTGCAGACCACCTGGATCGACAGCGAGCACTGCGGCGACGGCACCAAGGGCCTCGATAACTACCGCAAAAAGTGGAACAAGACGCTCGCCTGCTGGTCCGGAGATCCGGTGCATGACTTTGCCAGCCATATCGCCGACGCGCTGATGACCGGGGCGGTGGGCTTGATCCCCGACCGGATTCGGCGGCAGCCTAAGCAGCACCGGCACGATTCGGTCGGCAGTGGGCCGACGTCATGGTCGGCATGATCAGGAGGGATTTCATGACGCAGACAGAACGCGCTCCCCTCGACATCGACAGCTACAGCAAGGCCTACCTGGAAGGTAAGCTCGACAAGGTCGAGGTCGCCGAGCTGCGCGAGATGCTGGCGCCCGAGAACTGGCGGGAGCTGGTCGGCCAGCGCTACCAGCTCCTGCAGCAGGCGAAGCTCAACGCCATCAAGGCCAAGAGCCGCGAGCAGATCGATCTCAGCGACGTCGTCGCCCTGTTGGTGATGCTGCTGGAAAAGCCATGATGAAGATCGTTCGAGCGCGGCCACCGCTGTTCGATCTGATCGACGCCAAATTCAATGTTCTCGGCAAGCCGATCCTGTTCTCCTGGGGCGACAAGATTTACATCCCCACCGGCAGCCTCGACGTCTCGCCGGCGCTGATGGCGCATGAGCAGGTTCATGGTACTCGCCAATCGGGTGGCGCCCGTGGGGACGATGCGAATACGAACATCGCGATGTGGTGGGTCCGCTACATGGAGGACATCAATTTTCGCTGCGCCGAGGAAGTGCTTGCCCACCGCGCCGAATACCGTCATCTGTGCGACCACGCCGGGGGCCGCAATCAGCGCCGCCGGCATCTGTCCATCATCGCCACCAAGTTATCGCACCCGCTCTACGGTCCGATGATGAACAAGGCGAGCGCGCGAAAGGTACTATCCGATGGGGATGCAGCAAATCCGTGAAGCGTTCAACCGGGCGCTCGGCGACGCCGGCAGCTGCATCAAGGGCTTCATGGATTATTCCCGTGTCGACGGCAAGCAGGTGCAGATCATCACTCTGATCGGCAGCTGGGCCGACGGCGAGGAGTTCACGGCGCAGACCCCGACCCATGACATGAGTTCCGACGGCCAGACTGAGGTGAGGGCGCTGGGTTTGCAGATGCGCGACCAAGTGCGTAAGAAGGAACCGGCCACCACCACTGAGGGGGCTGTTCTCGCAGCAGCGACCGGTCCGTCAGCCTCCAATCTCGAGACCAAACCCGGGTCCGCATCGGTCCCCGAGCCAAGCCCCGTGCTGGAACATCGCCTCCCTGCTGGGGGTACAAGCAAGGCCGGCGACAAATTGGCAAACCCGTTCATGGGGCTCTAGTTCCGAGCCCGCGGATATTATTTCCAACCTGGAAAGGAGCCCTCATGTCGGGCCATTACCTGCAAACCACGAACCCTGAAGCGGTCGACCAGATCGGAGGCGAGGCGGCCACGCTGCCCGATGTCGGTACCAACGTGGTGTATCTCTGTCGGCCTGGTGAGGGCCGTTCCGGCCGGATGGAATTCCCCGCCCTCGTGATGTACCACGCGCGGGACCAGCGCTCGCTGGGTTTGCTGGTGATCTACGCGGTCGACGACTCGGTCGAAATGTCGGCGGTTCCGGAGTTTTCGGACGAGGTTCAGTACCCGGCGTGGCGCCATGTTAGGGGTTCGGAGCCCGAAAAATTCGACCCTTCGCGCCTAAATCAGATTCGCAAGGATCTAGATGTTGTGCGCAAAAGCCTCGACGAAACGATCAGTAGGATCTATGGGGAATGGGCGGCTCCCTCAGGCTCGTTGATGGACTTCCTCGTTAAGTTCGAGGGTACCCTCAAGGCGATGGAGAAACGGTTCTCGGCGCTCGAGCCGAAACCGACGAAGAAAGCCAAGTAGAGCGGCAAATTTGCCGGTCTGACAGGCGGGGGTAATTGGGGTGTCGCTAACTGGGCTCGACGAGCGTCAGGATGAGTCTGCCGCGGGCATGACCATCCACACCGACGGTGGCATCGAGGGAACGGGCACGCAGGTGCCGCCGAACCCGAGTAAGCTGCCGGCGATCGACCTGTTCGAGGTCCTGAAGCGCTGGTTCATCACCGACGCCGAGCACTCCGCGCCCTGGCGCATCCAAGCCAAGAACGATTTCGATTTCCGAAGCGGCGAGCAGTGGAGCGACACCGACAAGGCGCTGCTCAACTCCCAGCAGCGCCCGCACATCGTCTTCAATCGGGTGCTGACGATCCTCAAAGCCGTCGCCGGCATGGAGATCAACGGCCGTCACGAGATCCAGTACCTGCCCTCCAACAATGCGGTGACCGCGCCGAACGAGCTGTTGTCGGCCGCCTCGAAATGGATGGCGGCGGGCTGCGACGCCGAGGACGAAGAGAGCGAGGCGTTCGACAACTGCGCCACCTGCGGCATGGGCTGGACCGAGAACCGGCTGTCCTACGAGGACGATCCGGCCGGGCTCTACATCGAAGAATCCACCAATCCGCTGGAAATGTACTGGGATCATTCGGTTCGCAAGAAGAACCTGGATGGCGCCGGCCGCCTGGCGCGCGCCAAGGAAGTGCCGCTGCGCGACGCGATGCAGCTATTCCCCGGCAAGACCCGGGTCCAGCTCGACGCGGTGTGGGCGGTCGGCGGCGACCTCGACAAGACCCCGCGATCGATCGAGGAAAAGCGAATCCGCAACACCGATTCCGGATCGGCCTACGACCATTACGACGACGCCACCAAGGTGATGCTGGTCGAGATGCAGTGGTTCGAGCGCGAGGTGTTCTACGTCATTGCCGATGAGGAGAACGGCAAGAAGCTGATGATCTCCGAGCCGGCCTACCAGAACATGGTGCGCAATGCCGCCAGGACCCACGCGCGGCTGAATATTCCAGGTTTGGACGTGATGCCGGCCGCAGCGCGGATGACGCGTAAGGTCTACAAGCGCGCCTTCCTCGGCGGCGAACTGCTGCAATCCGGCGACGCGCCGGTCAAGGGCCGGTTCTCCTGGGCCTGCATCACCGGCGAGCTCGATCGCAACAAGGGCCACTGGTTCGGCCTGATCAAGACCATGCGCGACCCGCAGATGTGGGCCAACAAGTGGCTGTCCCAGACGCTGCACATCCTTAACACCACCGCCAAGGGCGGCGTCGTGGCGGAGGAGGATGCGTTCGAGGATCAGCAGGACGCTGAGGAAAAATGGGCCCAACCCGACACCATCGTGTGGGCCGCACCAGGATCGCTGTCGGGTCCGAACCCGAAGATCATGCCAAAGCCCGGCGGCGGTTTCACTCAGGGTCATGTCGAGCTGATGCAGTTTGCGATCTCCTCGATCCGCGACTGCACCGGCATTAACCTGGAGCTCCTGGGCCAGAAGGACATCAATCAGCCCGGTATCCTGGAGGCGCAGCGCAAGCAGGCCGGCATGACGGTCTTGGCAACGCTGTTCGATTCACTGCGCCGCTTCAGAAAGCAGGTCGGCCGCATCCGGCTCTACTTCGTGCAGACCTATTTCTCCGACGGCCGGCTGATCCGCGTCGTCGGTCCGGAAGGTGCGGTGGCGCTGCCGTTGCTGCGCGACAAGACCTTCGGCGAATACGAAACCATCGTTGACGACACCCCGACCTCACCGAACCAGAAGGAAGCCAACTGGGCGATCATCCAGCCGCTGCTCGCGATCTTCAAGGATCAGCTGATGCAGAACCCGAAGGTGTTCGCGGAGATGCTGGAATATTCGCCGCTGCCGGCGCGCCTGGTCGAGATGATCAAGTCGTTCGTGTCCGAAGCTTCCGACGATCCGACCAAGAAGGCCGAGGTCGCGACGGCGAAGCGGCTGTTGATCGCCAAGGAGGTCTCCGAGATCGACAAGAATCAGTCGATCGCCGAGATGAACAACGCCAAGGCAGGCGCGACGCAAGCCACCGCGAGCTACGATCTCGCGATGGCGCAGCATCTACTGGCAAAGGGGCAGCTCGAGCCGCTCAAGGCTCACCTCGATCTAATGGCAAGCGCCGCGCAGGCGAGAAAGGCAGACGCTGAAGCGCGCGCCTCCGAAGCCAAAGCCACGACCGGACACTCAGACACGCATGCCAAGCTGATCGATGCTCTGTCGGGCCATCAGCAGGCGCAGACTGATCACGTTGCGAAAATGGGAGCGCTCGCTAACGACACCATCGCCACCCACGCCGGAGCGGTGCGCGATCATGCCGCCGCTCATCGCGATCGGGTCGGCGCGATCACTGACGCGCTGCAGCCGATCCAGACCGACGAGAACCTCAACGCGCCGCCGGTGAAAGCGACGGCCTGATGATGAACGCGCGCACGCTGCTGTTCCGGCAGCTGCAGCATTTCTTCGAAGCCTACCTGCCATCGAAGCACATCAGCGGGATGCGCTTCGACCAGCCGGAGCTGGCGCCAAAAGAAAAAGGACTGCGCCAGCGTCCGCATGAGGTCGTGGCCGGCAGCTTTGATGGCTTCCGGCTCTCGATCACTTCGACCGCGGAGGCGCCGCCTCTCGGTCGCATCATCTGCACTTCCCCCAACAATGACACGGTCGAGGGGGTCATCGACCATCAAACATGGTGCGCCATCGCAGCCATGATCAACCGAACAGAAGGGACATCACATGTCGACCACTGACGACAACGCGCTAGACGACGGCGGTCTCAACGCCGAAGAGCAGGCTCAGTTCGATGCGATGCGTTCGCCCGGCAGCAACGTCGATTCGCCGACGCAGCTGGTCGACCCGCTCGAGCAACCAGCCCCGACCACGATCACGCCAGCCGCCGACGCCACGCTGAAGGCGCCCGAGCCCGCGCCGCAAGGCGAGCCGGACGATCCGGACGTCGAAACCGTCAAGGATGCTGCTGGCGCCGCCGTGCTCGATGGCACCGGCAAGCCGCAAAAACGAGTCTCGTTCCACAAGTATCAGCGCCTGGAGCAGCGCTACAACGAGCTGGAGCTGAAGCACGGCAAGACCGCCGAGGAGCGCGCCCGCATCGACGAGCGGCTCAAGATCATCAACGAGGCGCTGACCACCCCGGCAGCTCCCGAGCCTGTGGTCGACCAGGATCCGCGCCCCGATCCGGAAGTAAACATCTTCGAATACGTCAAATGGCAGGAGCGCCAGATCGACCGCGAGCGCGAAGCTCGCACCAACCTGGAGCAGAGCTGGAAGGACGAACGCGACGAAGGCCAGATGGCCTCGAGCTATCGCCAGGACGCCAACCGGTTCGCCAGCACCGAGCCTAATTTCGGCCGCGCCTACCATTTCCTGCTGACGCTGCGGCAAGGGCAGCTCAAAGCCGGCGGCTGGACCGATCAGACCAAAATCGATCAGCAGATCGTCAAGGAAGAGCGCGGCCTGGTGCGCAATGCGCTGAAGGAGAACGCCAGTCCGGCGCAGCGGCTGTTCGAGATGGCGAAGGCCGCAGGCTTTACGCCACCGGCGCCGGTTGTTGATCCGCCTGCAGCGCAGCCACTTGTGCCAGGCGCGGCACTGGACGCGGCTGTAAAACCTGCAGCGGCCGCAGCTGTCGCCAAGCCTGCGATCCCGACCGTAACCGAGCAAGTCGCGCTCGCTGCCAAGGGTGCGGAGGCAGCGCTTTCACTGTCGAACGTCGGCGGCTCGCCCGTGGAACAATTGACAGGCGCGAAACTGCTGGCTATGGATGAAGATGACTTCGATCAAGCAGTGGCAGGCATGTCCAAAGCCAGGCTTCGGGAAGTCTTCGGCGACTAACGACTAATCCCGGCTCACGCCGGGCTTTCGTGACGGACCACGGTCAAGTGTCCGAGCTGCGATGCCCCAGAACGCGGGCATCCCGTCGCGCAGAACGATAATCGCGCATCCCAAAATCTCACACGCGATAACCGGCCCGCGCCCTTTGCGCTGAGGCCATACGCAGGGGTGCCTTTCCATGGCTATGACCAATTTTGGCGTCAATGACTCGCTAGCTGTCAAGCTGTGGTCCAAGACGCTCGACGCCGAAGCTTTGAAGTATACCGACATCGGCCCGCTGATCGGCGACTCGCCGAACTCCATCATCCATCGCAAGACCGAGACGTCGAAAGGACCTGGCGACCAGGTCACCTACGGCATCCGGATGCAGTTGGTGGGCGCCGGCTTTACCGAGAACCAGTTGGCGGAAGGTAACGGCGAATCGCTGTCGATCTTCTCCGACGCGCTCGTCATCAACGAGCTTGGCCACGTGGTTTCGGTCAAGAACGGCAATACCATCGACGCCCAGCGCGTCCCCTTCAATCTACGTGAGGAAGCCCGCGACGGCCTTGCCGACTGGTACGCCGGCCGGTTCTCGGTCGCCTTCTTCAACCAGGTGTGCGGCTTCACCCCGCAGACCGACGTTCGCTTCACCGGCCTCAATGCCCCGGTGGCGGCGACCCGCATCATCCGGCAGTCCAGCCGGTCCGATGACGTCTCGCTGCTGTCATCCGATACCTTCACCATCAACCTGATCGACAAGGTCAAGGAAGCCGCGATCGTCGCGACCCCGAAGCTGCGTCCGATCAAGATCGGTGGCCAGGATCCGAAGGGCGGCCGACGCGACTACAACTCGACGCTGACCGACAAGTACGTGATGTACCTGCATCCGTTCCAGGTCACTGATCTGCGCACCTCGACCTCGACGGGTCAGTGGCTCGACATCACCAAGGCGGCCCTCACCGGCGGCCAGATCACCGGCAACGGGCTCTATACGGGCGCGATCGGCGAGTACAACTCGGTCATCCTGCGCTCCTCGTTCAACGTCACCAATGGCGTGTCGAACGCAGGCGCCACCGTGGCCAACGTATTCCGCTCGGTGCTGCTCGGCGGCCAGGCGGCAATGATCGCCTTCGGCCAGAAGGACACCCCCGGCAAGTATCGCTGGAACGAGGAGCTGTTCGACCACAAGCGTCGCATGGAGGTCTCTGCCTGGACCATCCACGGCCTCCGCAAGACCAAGTACAACAACTTGGATTACGGAACGATCGTCTGCTCCACCTTCGCGGTCGCGCACACCTAAGCCTGAGGGCGCCTTCGGGCGCCTTCTCCACCTTTCGCATTCGCCCTTTCAGGAGGAGCAGCTATGACCACCAACACCGCCGGCTCGGTCGCCCGACAGGACCCGCGTCAGGTATCCAATACCATTCGCATCAACATCCCGGCTGGCGTCGCTGCCGGACCTCTGACGTCCACCAACGGCCTTCAGGTCGGTGTGCTGCCGCAAGGGGCGTATGTCACCGCCATCGAATCGGAGGTCTCGACGGTATTCACCGGCTCGCCGACCTTCGGTCTCGGTACCGATGGTCCGCCCACCAACATGATCTCGGCGGGTGTCACCAACGCCACCACGCCACTGGCCGCTGTCGCAGCCAAACATGGTCGCCTTTATGCGGCGGCTGCCGACACCCCGATCTTCCTGAAGTTCTCTGCCGCCGCTGCGGCTGGCGTGCTCGACATCGTGATCGAGTTCGAAGGCAACTTCCCGGGCTGATGAATTAAGCGGCGGCTAACCCCGCCGCTTCCCCGTTCTCTTTTTGAGGTTCCGAGCATGGCCAATAGCGGCGTAGACTCCTCAGCCCAGAACCAGGGCGTCAAGATCGGCAGCCCGCTGATCTACAACACGCCGACGCCTGCGATTTTCGCAACCGGCAATCAGACCTATGCAGCGGCTGATATCGTCGGCGCCATCCTCCTCCATTCCGCCTCGGGCGGCGCTAGTAACGGTCAGCTGCCGACGGCGGCGGCGATCGCAGCGATCCTGCGCGGTGCAGGCACGCCGCTGAATATCGGCGATACCATCGACTGCATCATCATCAACAACGGCGGCAATGTTCTCACCTTGGTGCTCGGCGCCGGCATCAGCTTCGACACCGGCGGCAATGGCACGATCCCCGCCAACAACTCGAAAGATTGCCAGTTCCGCTTCACCGGTGTGACGCCAGGCGCGGAAACCTGCGTTATCTACTCCTGATCTGTGCTACGCGTGCCGATGGGGTGACCAGTTATGGGAATCGGCACGCAGGCACTGTTGAAGGCGCGGATCGCGCTGGAGCTGGCGCGTCCGGACATCCTCGCGAGCGACATTCGCATCGCCGACGCCATCACCGACGCCATCAAGGTGTACCAGAAGCAGCGCTTCCGCTTCTCTGACATCAATCCGGCGCTGCCTCCGACCTTCAACACTGTCGCCGGCCAGTTCGTCTATGACATCGGTGCGATGGATGAGATCGCCTCGAATTTCTTCATCGACTGGCTGATCTACACCCAGGGCACCTCGAATTTCCTCGTGAGCCGGACCACCCCGCTCGACATCGTGATGACGAACCAGAACACCGCGGTGCGGGGCCCGCCGGAGAAATTCGCCTACGAGGGCGAGAGCCTGATGATCTCCCCGATCCCGGACACGGTCTACGCGATGACGCTCGACTGCCACATCCTGGTGGCAGCACCTGTGTCCGACGTGGCCACCGGCAATCGCTGGATGACCGACGGCGAGGAGCTGATCCGCTCCCGCGTCAAGTTCGAGATCGCCACCCACGTCACCCGCAACGAGAAGATGGCGGCGATGATGTCGCCGGATCCGGAGCAGCGACCCATTGGCGCCACCTATCGCGCCTGGCGCGCGCTGAAGGGCGAGGTCAATCGCCTCAAGGGTCGGGGTCGCGTCGCGCCGATGCCGTGGTGAGCCATGGCCAAAGCCCCCACTGTCCCGTTCCCAAAGTTTGCCCCCGATCAGAATGAGCCCGGACTGAGTTTCTCGTCCGTGATTCAGAACGTGGTGCCGCGCGTCGATGGCTATGGTCCGGTGCCGGCGCTGGTCGTCTTCACCACGGCATTGCCGGCGGACTGCCGCGGCTACTACTACGCCCGCAACGCCGACAGCTCGATCTCGATCTTCGCCGGCACCGCAACCAACCTCTACCAGATGAACAACACGACCTTCACCTGGGTCCTGGTGTCGAAGGGCGCGGTCAACTATTCGCCGGTAGCCAGCGACTCCAACTGGCAGTTCCTGCAGTTCGAGGCCACCCTGCTGGCGGTGCAGGCCAATACGGTGCCGCAGACCTTCACGCTCGGCGTCTCGGCGGCGTTTGCCGATCTCGGTGGTTCGCCGCCGCAAGCCGGCTGCATCGCCGCGATCAACGGCTTCATCGTGCTGTCGGAGCTGCTCGGCAACGTCAACCGGGTGCAGTGGTCGGACCTGTTCGGGATCACCACCTGGACCGCTGGCGTCGGCTATTCCGATTTCCAGGACCTGCCCGACGGCGGCGGCGTCCATGGCCTGTCGGGTGGCGACAACTACGGGCTGGCGTTCCAGGACCTGTGCATCCGCTCGCTGATCTATGCCCCTGGCACCGCGGTGGTGTTTGAAATCGTCCGCATCGCGCAGAACGATCCGCTATTCGCCAAATATTCGATCATCAACGCCGGCGAGAAGACGTTCTACATCTCCGCCCAGGGCATCAAGCGGATCGATCCCGGCGGCTATCCGGTGCAGATCGGCAAGGGCCGGGTTGACGATTTCTTCAAGGGCGACGTCGACACCGCCAACCTGCAGCTCGTGATCGGCTCAGCCGATCCGTCGCAGACCCGGGTCTACTGGGCTTATAAGTCGATCACCGGCCAGACCGGGATGTTCGACAAGATCCTGGTCTACGACTGGTCGATCGGCCAGCTCGGCGAATTCAGCCTGATCCTGCAAAACGGTCACTACATCGCCTCGCTGGCGCGCCCCGGCATCACGCTGGACGCGCTCGACGCGGTCGCGCCGATCCCGCTCAACGTCACCGCTGTCGCCAACAACGGCGGCGGTCTGTGTCGGTTGACGCTGAACGCGACCTTCAATGTCTCGTTCACGCTCGCCGGCCAACCTTCCTGCGAGGTCTATGGCGTGACCGGGACCGGCGCCAACGACGTCAATAGCGCGATCCCGAACACCCCGAACGGGAACTGGAAATTCACCATCATCGACGCCACCCATATCGACCTGATCGGCTCGGTCTTCAACGGCGCGCATGTCTACACCTGCACCAATGCTCACATCGGCGGCTCGCTCGATGCGCTCGGCTTCTCGCTCGACAGTCTGGCGATCGCGGCCTCGGCGACGATCTCCGTGTTCGATCAGAACAACGCGCTGGGCTTCTTCACCGGCACCAATATGGATGCGGTCGTGGAGACCGAGGAGTTCGATCTCGAGGGCGAGACCGTGTTCTGCGACACCATCCGGCCGTTGACGGACTGCGCGGTCGCGATCTGCTCGGTGGTGACGCGGACCTCACCGTCCGCGGCCCGGGTAATCTCGACGCCGAGTACGATCGATGCCAATGGGCTTGCCGGCATCTGCGTTGAGGCTCGCTACATGCGGGGTCGACTGGAGCTGCCGGCGGGTTCAGTGTGGACATATGCCCGTGGCCTCCAGCCTTTGACGGTGCCCGGCGGAGATGTCTGATGGCCGAATTCGGTTCCCTCGACCCCAGCGACTGGCGCGAGCAGGAGGCTCAGGAGGGCCTGGCGCTGCAGCAGAAGGACGCTGAGGCGGCCAAGCAGCGCAGCTGGGCCGATACCGGCCGTAGCGTCCTGAGCGCGCCCTACCGCCTCGCCAAAGGCCTCGCCAGCGCCCCGCCGCAGGCGCCTGTGGCGCCGGGAGAGCTGCCGGAGGCCGATGCCCTGCTCAAGCAGGACCCCATCGCCAACGTGCTGAGCAATGTCGGCGGCGCCATCAAGAGCGGCTTTACGGCGCCTGGTGACGTTAAGTCAGGCGAGATCCCGGAATACGCCGACGGCCACACCTCGCCGGAGATGGTGCACCGCGCTTTCGACACCTCGGCGATGGCAGGTGGCGCCAGCTTCGGCGGCAAGGCGGCTGCGGCCCCGGTGGTAGCGGCTGATTCGGCCAAGGCAGCATTGCCGGTGGCGGCTGCCGAGCGCGCGCCGCCGTTCTATTCGGCACTGGAGCACGCTGTCGCCGAGCATCCCCAGGAGGTGGCGCCGGCCAAGCAGTGGCTGGGCACGCTGAGCAACAAGCCGGGCGTCAAGCCGGACGAGCTGAAGTACACCGGCACCGCCGACATGTTGGCGAAGAAGGGCGATCAGCCGGTCACCAAGGCCGAGCTGCAGGACCATCTCGAGCAGAATAAGGTCCAGCTCGGCGAGGTGATGAAGGGTGGCGAATACCCGGCGTGGGAAAAACTGACGCCGGAGGAGCAGTACGATTTCCGTGATCGCTATCATGAGCTGGAGCCTGAGAGCCGTGCCGAATACAGCGGTCCGCGTGATTTCTATGAACAGTACACGCATGAAAACCCTGATGAAGTGCCGGGCGCAGCGCGCTACGCCGGATACCAGCTGCCCGGCGGCGAGAACTACCGCGAGAAGCTGCTGACCTACGCGCCTCCCGGCTTTGCTGACGCTGAGGCAGCGCGCGACGCCGGGCATCCGGTCTATCAATCCTCGCACTGGGACGAGCCCAACGTGCTGGCGCACCTGCGCATGAACGATCGCGACGTCACGGGCAACGGCTTCGTGGTGCGCAACCAGGTGTCCGGCAATGCCTCGCAGCACTTTCCGGACCACGCCACGGCCAACGCCTACATCGAGAAGCTGCCCGAGAACATCCAGCGCCAGGTCAATATCGTGCCGGCTCGCGAGGCCAAGCCATCGCTGCATCTCGAGGAGATCCAGAGCGACTGGCATCAGACAGGTCGCGAGAAGGGCTATGGGCAAGGTCTCAAGCCTGGCTGGCGATATAACACGCTCGAGGATGGCGGCATCGCTGTTCACGGTCCCGATCGCGCAGCGCCTCCTTACGGCATTGGCGCAAATCCGGCTGAGGCCGAAAGAGTTGCTCGGCACTTCGGCGGCCTGGAGACCGGTGGCGTGCCTGATGCTCCGTTCAAGAAAAACTGGCACGAGCTGGCGCTGAAGCGCGCGCTGCACGAGGCGGCCGAGACCGGCAAGGACCGGATCAGCTGGACGCCGGGCGAGGCGCAGGCGGCGCGATACGATCTAAGCACGCAGCTTCACAGGCTTGAGTGGAATCGCAATCCGGACGGCACCTACGATTTGAAGGGTGTCGGTCGATCGCAAACCGCAGTTCAACGCAGCACATCCATTGGTGACAATATTCCCGAGGCAAAATTGCCGGATTATGTCGGCAAGGAGATGGCCGAGCGCATCGCCAACGAGAAGGCGAATTACAAAAAGTATGAAGGCGTTGATCTGAAAGTCGGCGGCCAGGGCATGAAGGGCTTCTACGACAAGATCATTCCGGAATATCTCGACAAAATCGGCAAGCCGCATGGTGTGAAGGTGGGGCGGGGGCACTTGCCTGAATCGAGTTATTCGTTGGTCGATGAAGAGGGTAAGCCGGGACAGAGTTTTAGCGATCGCGCGCAAGGAGAAGCGTGGCTGCGCAGAAATCCAGTGGCTGCGAAATTCTGGTCGCTCAAAGAAACTCCGCATCCCGTACACTATATGGACATCCCGCCCTCGCTGAAGCAGCAGCTGCTCACCAAGGGCATGCCGCTATTCGAAGACAATGCCGCGGCCGCGCCGATCGCTGCCGCCGCCCATGCAGGAGAAGCCAATGTCGAAAGAGCCGCAGCAATCCCCCGAGGAGCTCCAGGAGCAGGAGGAGGAGCTGGCAGCCTGGAGGAAGCGCAGAGAGCATCAGCGCGGGCGGCCGGAGCCGTCCAACCCCTCGCAGGGCTCCCCCAAAAGCCCATCGTCCTGAATGGCGAGCACTACATCCCCGGCCCGATCGGCGCCGTGCACGACGTCGCCAAGCAGTACATGGAGCACACCGGGCGACCGTATGAGCGTGCCGAGGCTTACCGGCCGCTCGACGTCGAGCATTCGACCGCGATCGCCAAAGCGTTCGATGAGATGAAGCATGAACCCAGCAACCCACGCGTCAAGGCGTCGTACGAGGCACTGGCCAAGGAGACCGGCGATCAGTACCGCGCGATCAAAAAGAGTGGGCTGAAGGTCGAGCCGATCGGACCGGACATGCCGGATCCGTATGCGGCCAATCCACGCCTTGCAGCGAAGGATGTCGCGGAGAACAATCATCTGTGGTTCTTTCCGACTGAAGGGGGCTTCGGTGCTGAGAAGGGCGCGGCTTCGGCCGAGCACCCGATGCTGCAGCCTTCGGGCGAGATGCTAAACGGCAAGCCGCTGCTCAACAATGACCTGTTCCGGATCGTGCACGACTACTTCGGTCACCTGAAGGAGGGCAATGGCTTCCGCGCCGCCGGCGAGGACAATGCCTGGCGCACGCATTCGAAGATGTATTCGGAAGCCGCCCGGCCAGCGATGACGACCGAGACCCGCGGGCAGAATTCCTGGGTCAACTACGGTCCGCATGGCGAGCATAACCGCACCGCCAGCGCTGCCGACACGCACTTTTCCGAACAGAAGGTCGGGCTGATGCCGGACTGGACCATGCGCGACCGCGAGCCGATCAAGGAGCTTGAGCGGGCAGCCGGCGTCGATCCGAACACGGCGCCGCATCCAGGCGCGAAGTACCCGCAATACGCCGAGCAATATCCGCCGGTCGGTCCGCCGCAGCTGATGGACAAGGCGACCGGCAAGCCGCTGCCGAACAAGGGCAAGGCGGCGCAGAAGCTCGTCGACCAGGGTAAGGCCTATTGGGGCAAGCAGCTGACGCCGGAGGCGCAGGCGTTCCAGAAGGACCGTGGCTCGATCCAAAAGGAGCTGGAGACCAAGGGCTACGACCCGTTCTTTCCGCCGGAAGAGCGCAGCCATGTCGATCCGGCGAACTATCCGACCCCGCTCGACATGACCAAGGACGCGCTGCCGGCCAAGCAGGCGACGGTCGACAAATATCACGCGATGTTCTCGACGCCGGAGGCCACCGAGCGGCTGCAGAAGGCGTTCGACGTCGGTCGGGCGATCCCTGGCGCTGACAACTGGTACGCGATGCGCCAGCTCGAGCAGCAGTACATCAAGCACCTCGGCCCCGAAGAGGGTCGCAAGCGATTCGCCGACGAGTTCGCGCACACCATGGCCGCGACCACCGGCGGCGCCGATCCGACCTCGAACCTGCTGCTCGCACACTACGTGCAGTGGGCGCAGAAGAACCACGGCGCGATCCCGGAGGCCAGCCACGAGCTCCCGTTCCCGATCGGCGGGCGGTATGTGTCAGGTAACATTGACCAGTTCCGCAAGATGCCGGAGGGCGGCTTCACCGAAAACAATCCGAAGCGTCACGATTTTGCGCATGCCTTTCTCGGTCACGCGAACAAGGCGACGATGGACGAGCAGATGTCGGGCGGCCTGGTCCCAGGCATGCAAAAGCCGCCGGGCGATTCTTATGGTGTGGCGGCGCAGGTCGTGCACGATCTCGCCGCCAAGAACGGCGTGCATCCGCGCGATTTCCAGGACGTGGCGTGGGCGGGCCTGAAGAAGCTCAAGACCGAGGAGGCTGGCAAGAAGTTCAGCTACAAGGGGCCGATGATTACCGACGTCAACGACGCGATCGAGCGCACGCATCGCCTTACGGGCATGCCGCGCAATGAAGTGGTCAAGCGCGGCCTGGTCAAAAAGGAGATCCCGCTCTATGCCGGTGGCGTGCCGATGGGCTCGCTCAATCCGCAGGACGATCAATGACCAGTCCAACCCCTGGCGAACGCGATCCGGCGCGGCTCAATTCGGCGATCCGGCAGCTCTACAAAGGCGGCTCCAACAACACCGGCACGGTGACGCTGCGGGCGAATCAGACCACGACCGTGGTCAATCACCAGAGCTGCAATCCGAATTCGCACATCTCGCTGACGCCGATCACCGAGAGCTCGCGCAAGATCATTTTGCCGAACCCGAAGATCCTCGGGGTCACCCGGCTGCTCAATGCCGCCACCGCCAATATCGCCTACACCGGGCTGGGATTTAAGCCGGGCTTCATTCAGTTCAACACTGGCGTGTCCGGCGGCAACACGAGCGGCTCGATCGGGACGTCCGACGGCGTCAACAACACTTGCCTGGAAATCTCGATGCCGGGCAACGTCTTTTACCAGGGAGGGATCGCCGGGATTCAGCGCGCAGCTGCCGCTGGGGCGGATTATCAAACCTTCACCGTAGCTTCGTTCGATGCGGATGGATTTACCCTGGCCTGGGTCAAGAACGGAGCAGCCGGTGCCATCAGCGCGACCGTGGCCGCGAGCTGCCATCCGGACGTGAGCGCTGCTGGAACGCTTCCGGCAGGGCTTCGTATCTCCTCACGCACCACCGGCTCCTTCACCATCACGCACCCCAGCCGCGCGGATGCCGACCAGACCTACACCTACAGCATCACCGGCGGCGCGTGATGGCGATCAAAATCTTCTGCATTCCCCGCGCCGACATTGGCTACATCTGGCAGCGGGTGTTTCCCTGGCTCGATGCCGCCTACGCCGAGATGGACATCCCGCTGCCGCCGACGCTGCACTCCGATCTGGTTTCCGGCGACAAGCAGCTATGGGTCGCCTGCGACAATGAGGCGAAAGTGCTCTGCGCCGTGCTCACAAGGCTAGCCAGAATGCGATCCGGTCTCTATTGCGAGGTGGTGGCCTGCGGCGGGGCTGAGGCGACGCGCTGGATCCATGGCATCGCCACGATCGAGGAGTGGGCAAAGACGGAAGGGTGCTCTAGGGTGACCGTCCAAGGGCGGCCCGGTTGGGCAAAGCTTCTTCCGCGATATCGACGGTCCCAGGTGATTCTGGAGCTGGAAATCTGAGGGGGCTTCCTTGAGCAGCGAAAACACCACCAGCACGCAGCAGTCGTCGAAGACCGACCCGTATGCGCCGACGATCCCGCTGCTCGCCAACGAAGCTTCCACCATCGGCGGCATCAACACCGGTGTGACGGCAGCGCAGAAGGCGGCGACCGATAAGTTGCAAGCCGAGGCCAGCGGGATCCCGGACATCGGCGCACCTGCCACCGGCGCGGTGATGAATTCGCTGAACGCCAGCACGACGCCGCAGCAGGGCATGCTGTCCGGCGAGCTTGCCAACTACATGAAGAACACCAACCCGCTCGCCAGCAACACTGACCTGGATCCGATGCACACCCCGGGCTTCAGCGATGCGCTCGGCACGATGACCAACGACATCACCAAGAATTTCAAGAGCATGTACGCGGGCTCCGGGCGCGATCCGACCGGCGCCGGCTCGTTCACGACCAATGCTGGCCGCGGCATTGCGCAGGCTGAGGCGCCTGTGATCGCGGCGCAGTACAATTCCAACGTCGGCAACCTGATGAACGCCAATGCCGGCCAGGCCGGCGTCACCGGCTCGACCGCGGGCGGCCTCACCTCCGAGCAGATGTCGGCGCTGGCGCAGCAGCTGCAGGGCCTCGGCGCCGGCGGCATGCTGCCCGGCCTCATCACCCAGCCCGGTCAGACCCAGTACGAGGCTGCGAACACCGCCTACGGCACGCCATGGACCAACCTGGCGCCGGCGGAAGCGGCGACCTCGGGCATCGCGGGCCTTGGTGGCACCGCGAGCGGTTCGGGTACGACGACGCAGCAGACCAGTCCGATCACGAATATGCTCGGGCTATTGATGGGCGGTGCTGGGATCGCGGGCGCGGTGGCGAAGTCGGACGCGCGGCTGAAGGAAAACATCAAGCCGGTTGGCGAGATGCACGATGGCCAGACCGTGCACCAATTTAATTGGAAGGACGATCCGAAGAAGACGCCGCAGATCGGTCTGCTGGCGCAGGAGGTCGAGAAGGTGCGGCCCGATGCCGTGCACGACATTGGCGGCGTCAAGCACGTCGACTACGCCAAGGCCACGCAGAACTCGCGCCGCATCGGCATGCTCAAGATGGCAGCCTGAGGTCACACGATGGGAATGCTCGATCAGCTGTTCGCGCCGCAGGATCCGGCCACGTTCCAGATGGGCTCGCTCGGCAACGAGGAGGACCCGCGCTTCAACGTGCCGGCCTACGACGATTACTCCAACGGCGTGCCGGTGAAGAAGAAGCCTGAGAAGGCGTTCGATGACGATCTCAAGAAGTTCCAGGAGACCCATCCGCTTACCCCGCAGACGGCTGCCGCGGCGGCGCCGCCGATGGCTGCGGCTGGACCGTTGCCCGGAATGCTCGGCTCCGAAATGGGAGGTCCTTACGGGGCGGTGCCTGGAGCAACTGGCGCAGGCCCCCAGGCCGCGCCGGCTCCGTCGCCCCCGACGACGCCGCTACCAGTCCCACGACCGGCTAGCGCGCCGGGTCCTGTGGCTGTGGCGCCTGCCGCCGAAGCTGCAATCCCGCCGAACGCGGCGCCGACCAGCGGCCAGCGCAGCGGCTCCCCGGCCGAAGGCGCGGTCGACATGATCGACGCCACCCCCGGCATGCTGAGCAAGGTGTGGGGCGGCATCAAAGACAACTCCAACCTACTGATGGGCATGGGCGCCGGGATGATGGGCGCGCCGTCCTGGGCCACCGGCTTCGGCCGCGGTTTTGCGGGCGCGCAGGCGGGTGCGGCGGCCGACCAGAAGCTGAACCTGCAGAGCGGCAGTGCGCAGCAGCTTTACCAGGCGCTGGTCGCGGCTGGCGTACCGCGGCAGCAGGCGATCGCGGCGACCACCAACCCGGAGCTCGCGAAGACGCTGATGGCGAGCTACATCGGCGACAAGAAGAGCGAGCTGAAGAGCGTCGACATGCCGAATGGCACCAAGGTCTCGGTGCTGCATAATCCGTGGACCAACGAGATCAAGAACCTTGATGGCACGCCCTGGGCCGGCGGCAGCGGTCAGGCCGGTCTAATCGACCCGAGTCTCACCGGCGAGGACGCCGAGAAGGCGGCGCAGCAGGCCGACCCTGCGCTCTACCGCCGCGCGATGAACCTCGTGCAGGGCAAGGAGAGTTGGCCCAACGGCCGAGCGATGAACGACCCGAAGAACAAGGCGGCGACCGATCTCGCGCGCCAGATCGACCCTGACCTCACCGAGCAGACCGCGATCACGCGCAACCAGTATGCTCGCGACGTCGGCAACACCAAGTCTGGCGTCGGCATGCAGGTAAAGTCGTTCCACCAAGGCATCGACCATGTCCTCACGCTGGCAAAGGACATCGAGGCGTCCCAGCCGAGTGGCGGGTTTGGCTTCAAGGGGCCGGCTCATTTGATGAATGATATCCGTCAAACGACAACGGCTCAGCAGGGGCGCGCCAACAAGATCGCGACCGATGCCGCGGCTGCGGCCGGCGAGGTCGGTAAGCTTTATTCCGGGCCCAATGGTGGCGGCGTCAAAGAGCGCGAAGAAACGCGTACCCGCTTCAAGCCAAACGCCTCTGGTCCTGAACATGCCGGCTCGCTCGAGTCGACCCTGGAGCTGATGGAGGGCGGTATCCACTCGCTCGAGCAGGGCCGGGATCGGGTGATGGGCAAAGGCGCCAATCATCCCCAGTATCAATATCGTACCCCGGAGACAGACGCCAAGATCGCCGAGGCCAAGCAGATCATCAGCCGGCTGCGCGGTGAAGCGGGTGCCGCTCCCGCCGCCACGGCGGCGCCTCCGCCCGGCAACTATGTTTACGATCCGAAGGCAAGGAAACTGGTCCCCGCCCAATGACGATCAACGTCAAAGGTCCTGATGGGTCAAATCTGGCATTTCCCGATGGAACGCCGGAGAGCGAGATCACGTCTGCGATGGACAGCCACTATGGTGCTGCGCCTGCTGCTGCTCCTGATATTGGCGATAACCGTGCTTCACTGGTGGCTGGACTGCGAGGCATCCCGATCGCGGGGGCTGGCGTCGATTACGCGACGTCCGCGCTCAATGCGGCGGCGCAGCCTGTTATCGAAACTGGCATGTCACACGCGCCGAGCTTTTCGCAGCGTCTGGCGGAGAACCGACCGAAGGTCACTGCCGGCACCGATGCTTACGAAGCCTCGCACCCGATCGGCACCACCGTAGGCAAAATGGCGATCGGCTCCGCTGCGGTGGCGCCGCTGGCGGCCTCGGCAACCGCGGCCCGGCTGCTCGGCATGAGCGGCACGCTGCCGCAGATGATTCGCAACGGCGTCATGTCCAACAGCGCGATCGGTGGCGTCGATGCCGCGGCCCGCGGTGGTGACAGTGGAGATATCGCCAAGGAGGCGACGATCAGCGGCGTCACCGGCGGCGCCTTTCCGGCTGCTGGCAATCTGATCGGGAGGGCCGCGCGCGGCGTGCGCAATCTGGTTGGTTCGGCGCCGCGGGTCGCGATCACCACCAATCTGCCCGTGGGCGGCGCTAATGTTCATGCGGTCCGGGTTCCGCAGTCCTACCACACCCCGACCAACGAGATCGGCTCCCAGGAACAGATGGCGAGGGCTGGCACGCTCGGCGAGGGGCCGCAGAAGGTCGCCCAGGCCGCCGGCGAGCAGACCGATACCGATACTCAGCAGGCGGCGCAGCAGTTCGGCCGGTCCCTGAACCCGGGAGCCGCCACCCCGGCGACGCCGGAGGCTGCGGCTGGCCAGACCATCACCGAGCTCGCCCAGCAGCATAACGATCAGGTGGCCGCGCAGGCCCGCCACGACGCACAGATCGCAGCGGAGGGCACGTCGCTGCGGGGCAATGTTGCGGCGCCCCTGGGGGCTCCTGAGCCCGCCCAACCCACGTCCGTGGTCGACGCCATCACCGGCATCCAGGGCGGCGTGCAGCAGCGCGCGCAGGCAGCGCGCCAGAACGTCACCGATCGCTACAATGCAGCGTCCCAGTTCCCTGGCGACTATGCCCAGGCGGCCTTCGGTAACATCGGCCAGTCGGTCCGCAATCGCATCGAGCGCGCGACCGGGCCTGGCGTGCAACGGGTCACCATCAACCCGCAGCTCACCCGGAACGCCAGCGCCATGCTGGATGTGCTCGATAACCAGCTCGGTCACAATTATTACGAGAACGCGCTGCAGCGCGGCGAGATGATTCGCACCCCGGACGGTCGCGTGATCCCGCGGCCGCTGACGCCGGCCGACGTCGAAGCGGCGCGCCAGCAGCTCGTTGGCCTGCTCCAGGACGCCCGCAGCGCGGCTCGCGCGCCGGGCGGCAGCGGAACCGATGCCTATGCCGCCCAGCGCGTCATGGACGCCTTCAATGCGCACCACGATGCGGTTTTGAGCACCCCAGGTGCCTTTTCCGGAGACGGTCCTGGCTATAACCAAGCCATCCGTGCCGCACGCGCCGCGCACTCCGAGCGTCGCGCCACCTATTCGAACCAGGGAGGCGGCGACACCGTCGGTCCGGTGGTCGAGCGTATCGTTGGCCGACATCCAGGTCAGGAGATGCCGGTCGGGCAGATGACGACCTCGATGTTCGGCACGCCCACGGCGCCCGGCGGTGGCAACTCGCAGGCGATCGCCGCCCGAGTGCGGCAGATCGTTGGCGAGAACTCACCCGAGCATCAGGCGATGCGCCAGGGCATGCTAGCGCACATCCTGGACACGCCGGAGGGGATGGAACCGCTGCCGCCAGGCAAGCAGGCCGACCGGCTGCAGACCTACCTGCAGACCCCGCATGCCCGCGACATGTTCACGCCGGCCGAGCGCACCCGACTGATGGCGCATGCCGCCGATCTGCGTGGTCAGGCAGCTCCAGCTCCGGCTCAGAGCGCAACGGATCGTCAGCTCGCCAAGTTGGCCAGCGGTGAGCAGGGCGCGAGCGATCTGGTGAAGAAGATTTTTCCCGCCAACGGCATTATCTCGCCAGAGAATGAACGGCTGCTCGAGGCTCTCCATCGCGCCGGCAGCCCGGCGGCGTGGGATCATATCCGCGAAGCGCAATTGAAAAACCTGTTCGAGAAGCCGGAAGGCGTCAAGGAGTTCACCAATTACGCGATGTCGCAGCGGCTCGCCAAGTTCCTCGACACGCCCGCTGCCAGGATTTTGTATTCGGAGGCCGAGCGCGCCGATATCCGCGTCTACCAGGAGCATTTCGCCAAGCTGGCGCCGCTCGAGAATACCACCAATCCGTCCGGCACCGCCGTGACGCTCGCTAAACTCGGGCGCGTGATGACCACCCACGTCGGCGCGCTGATCGGTACTCATGCCGCCGGCCTGCCCGGTCTCGTCATCGGCGAAAGCCTGCAGCGAGGCGCGGCCGCGCTGAAAACCGCCCGCCAGCTGGCCAAGACCAAGGAATTGTTCCTTGGCAAAAAGCCGAAGGGTAGTGTAAATCCGAATTATGAGAGAGCCGCCGCCGTGCTTGCGCATGCGGCAACGCCGCTCACCAGTGTCGACCACGCTCGAACGCCACCGCGCTGAGATACATCACAACGCAGGCGATGGCCCCGGCGAGGATCCCGAAATCCGTGACGAACCAGCGCGCCGCTACATGGATCGCCCACCAGAGCACGAGCATGGCGATGGCCATGACGATAAACATGAGGTTTGACAACGATGGGCTCCCAGCTGGTGGATGCGGTCAGAGCTTCATCGGCCCGGCTCGGGGTGTCGCCGTCTGACGTGCTGACGGCCATGAGCTACGAGACCGGTGGAAAGCTAGATCCGAACCTGTGGGGCGGCAAGGGCGGAAAGTATCTCGGGCTGATTCAATTCGGCCCGGAGGAGCAGGCGAAATATGGTGTCCGACCCGGAATGCCCCTCGAAGAACACGTCAACGCTGCTGAAAACTTTCTGCGCGATCGAGGTGTCAAGCCTGGGATGGGTCTCCTTGACATTTATTCGACAATCAACGCCGGTCATCCCGGGCTGTACGACCGCTCCGACGCAGGAAATGGTGGCGCGCCTGGGACCGTGGCCGACAAGGTAGCGACCCAGATGGTCGGGCATCGCGCGCGGGCGAATTCGATGCTCGGCGACGAATCAAATCCAATTTCGATCTCTCCGCCGGCTCAATCCGGATCCAGCGACGATGCCTCGTCGCCTCCGACGTCTCCATCGCCTCCAGCGAGTGGAACGCCCGGCGGGGAGACACCGGACGCGCCTCCGGTCGGCGTGGCCCTGAGTAAGATGGTCAGTCAGCAGCAGGCGCCCCAGGCGCAGCAGATCAATATTCCCCAGCCGATCGGCTTGCCGGCGGCGCAACGGCTCGCTGCCATCATGCAGCGGCTCCAGGTGGCTCAAAATGGATCCCAGTGAAACCGGCGGCATGGGTTGGCTTTCGAGCCTGTTGGGCGGCGGTGGCGGCCAGGCGGCTCCTACATCGCTGGCCGCGCCAGGAATTCCAGCACCGACGCCTGATTCGGCAGGCATGGCGCTCAACCCGACCAATCCGAACGATCCGAGTCTGATGAAGGGGCTCGCCGCCTTGGGTGGAGCTGGTGCCAGTATGCCGAAGATGGCTGGGCCGCCGCCGGCGCCGACGATCCAGATGCCGCAGACGCATCAGCAGCCCTACGCCCAGGCGCTGGCCCAGGTGATGGCGCAGCTCAATGCCAAGCCGCAGAACGCGACCCTGCCGCAAGGCACCCAGTGAAGAAAGAGCTACTCAAATATCTCGTCGTCGCCCTGATCGCGATCGGCGCTGGGCCTGCCGGTGCCGCGTTGTGGCAGTGGTCGCTGGTGCCCTTCACCAATAGCTCGGTCGACCCGGCCGTCAGCTGGGTCAACGGTATGCCGACCACCTCGGTCGAGCCGAGCGGCCGTGGGATGATGGCCAAGCTCGCCGAGTATCGCGACGACATCTCCGGCTCCCTGGTCACGACCGGTACCGCAAGCGCGCTGGCGGTGACAACCAAGCAGTCGGCCGGCGGCACCAATACCGGCCTGTGCGGCACCGGGACCGTTCCGCTCGATGGTCAACTGATCGGCATCACGCCGAACGTCACCAATGGCGCCAGTGCGCTGTTGACCGTGGATGGATGCACGGCGGCAGCGATCGTCACTTCGCCATCGATTGCCGCGCCAGCCGGCACCATGATCGCCGGCACGCCCTACACGCTGAAATATTCGGTTGCGGCCGGCCGCTGGGTCCTGCGCGATTTCTATGTCGATCCGTACGGCGTCCCGCTCGGCGGGTTGATGGCCTATACCGCCGGCAGCGTCCCCAACAGCAATTTCATCCTGCCGGCTGGGCAGTGTCTGTCGACAACGACGTTTGCCGCCTACTGGGCTCTGATGGGCTCGCCTGGCGTCGGCGGCTGCTCGGCTGGGCAATTCGCCGCCGTCGATCTGCGGGGGCGCGTCCCGGCGGCGCTCGACAACATGAATGGCTCGGCGGCAAGCCGGATGACGGCGGCCGGATGCGGCGTCACCTTCACCTCGGTCGGCACTGTCTGTAGTGGTAGCAGCGGTCAAGGCATCGAAAGCGAGACCCTCACCCTTGCTCAGTTGCCGACGGGCCTCACTGTAGCCAATGCGGCACAATCGATCACGGTGACGGGCCCCATTGGTCATTCGATCTATGGCAATGGCGCGCTCAGCGGGGTCGGTACCAGCGGCGGGTCTGTTAATATATTGTCAGGCGGTTCCTATTCTACGGCTCTCACTTTCTCAGGCTCAAATTCCATCTCTGTCACCTCCAACAACACCAGCGGCGGTGCGCATCCGGCGGTGCAGCCTTCGATCGCGGTGAGCTACCTGTTGAGGGTGATCTGATGAAGGGTCTGCTCAAATACGCGCTCGTCCTACTGGTCGCGCTCGGCTCGGCCTCGGCGCCGGCGGCGTTCTGGCAGTGGTCACGCACCACCGCCACCAACAGCAGCGTCGATCCGGCGATCAATTGGACTGCCGGCATGTCACCGTCGGGGATCGACCCTAGCGGTCGCGCCATGATGGCCGCGGTCGCGCAATATCGCGATGACATTTCTGGCGCGGTCGGCACCAGCGGCACTTCCACCGCTTACGTCGTCGCCAACACCAATCAGCGCGCTGGTAGCGGCGCGGCTAATGGCATTTGTGGCGCGGGCACGGTACCGACCGACGGTCAATTGCTCGCGATCACGGTGCATGCCACCAATGGCGCGACGGCCACGCTGGCGGTCGATACCTGTACCGCGCGGCCGATCCAGTCGGCTCCAGGCGTCGCCGCACCGGCCGGCACCCTGGTTTTAAGCTCGCCCTACAGCCTGAAGTATTCCGTCGCCAACACCGCCTGGATGCTGCGCGAGTTCTTTGGCAGCCCTTACGGCATCCCGCTCGGCGGCATGATGCCGTCCACCATCAATAGCGTGCCGAACAGCAATTTCATCCTGCCGGCCGGCCAGTGCATTTCGACCACGACCTATGCGGGCTACTGGGCGCTGCTCGGTTCGCCAGCGCCAGGCGGCTGCGGTGCCGGTACCTTCGCCGTGGTCGATATGCGTGGCCGGGTGCCGATCGCGTCCGACAATCTCAATGGCACCTTTGCTGGCCGGTTGACTTCTGCTGCGGCCGGATGCGGCGTCGTCTTCAATACGATCGGGAATCAGTGCGGTGGCGAGAGCCAAACGCTCACGCTGGCGCAGCTGCCCACCGGCATGGTGGCCGCCAACGGCAGCCAGTCGATCACGTTAACCGGCCCCAACAATATCCCGATGTTCACTGGCGGCAGCACAATAGGCAACCATCAAGGCGGCTCCGGCACCTCCACTCCGTCGCCGTCGCAGGCTGCCGGCAATGCCTTCTCCTTTAGCGGCACTAATTCGATTAGCATGACGTCCAACAACACCAGCGGCAGTGCGCACCCCAACGTCCAGCCCACCATCGCGGTGAGCTATCTCTTGAGAGTGATCTAGATGAAGGGCCTGTTCAGATATCTGCTGCTGCTCGCATTCGCCGCCAGCGCCGGCCCGGCCACTGCGGCGCTGTGGCAATGGTCAGCGACGCCGGCCACGAACACCACGGCCGACCCGAGCGTCAACTGGGCGATCGGCATGCCGCCGTCGGCGGTCGGGCCTAGCATGCGTGCGATGATGTCGCGCACCGCTGAATGGCGGGATGATATTTCAGGATCGTTGCTGACCGCCGGCAGCTCGTCCGCCTACTCGGTCACCACCAACCAGGCTGCGGCCGGCAACGGTATCTGCGGCGCCGGGACCGTGCCGACCGACGGGCAGATGATTGCGATCACGCCGCATGTCGCCAACGCGGCGAGCGCCCAGATCACTGTCGATGGCTGCCAATCTCTTGGAATTTGCAGCAATTTCGGCGTTGCCGTACCGGCCAATGTGATGACGGCGCTGACGCCCTATGCGCTAAAATTTAGTTCGAGTGGGTGCTGGATCCTGCACAACTCTTACGGCAATCCGTTTGCGCTGCCGCTCGGCGCGATGATGCCGTTTACCGGCACGGTGCTGCCCAGCGCCAACTACGTCTTTCCGGCCGGGCAGTGCCTGTCGACCACCACCTACAGCGCCTACTGGGTCGCGCTGGGCTCACCCGGTGTCGGCGGTTGCTCGGCCGGGAATTTCCCGGTCATCGACCTGCGCGGTCGCGCGCTGGCAGCACTGGACAATCTCAACGGCTCTGCCGCCAGCATCATGACGAACGCAGCCGGCGGCTGCGGTACCGCCTTCACCTCGGTCGGCGCCGTCTGCGCCAATGGCGCTGAAACCCTGACCTTGCCGTTGGCTCAGATCTCGACCGGCATCACCTTCGCCAACGGCTCGCAGTCGATCGCTGTGACCGGCTCAGGCGGCAACACTTTCGAATTCGACAGCTCCCTTCTAAGCCCGACCCTCACCGGCGGGGTTAGCGGTCCCTCTGCCGGTGGTTTCTTCAATACCTATTCCATAACCAGCAACAACTCGATCAGCGCCACGTCGAACAACACCAGCGGCTCGGCGGTCCCCAGAGTGCAGCCGACGATCGGCGTCAACTATATCCTGAGGGTGCTGTGATGGATGACGTTATCGACCGCTTTCACCTGTGCCTGCCCTACACCTTGAAGGAAGAGGGCGGCAACGACGACGATCCGCAAGATCCGGGCGGGCGCACCTCGCGCGGCATCACCCAGCGCGAATACAACGTCTATCGCCGTCAGATCGGGGCACCGTTTCAGGACGTGTGGACCGCCAGCGATGCCGAGGTCGCCGAGATCTACCGCACGCAATACTGGATGCCGCATTGCCCGGCGATGCCGGCGGGCATCGATTACCTGGTGTTCGACATGAACGTGAATATGGGCCCGCATGAATCGACGCTGCTGCTGCAGCGCGGGCTCGGTGTCGCCGACGACGGCCATTTTGGCCTGATCACGCTCGATGCGGCCGTGCACTGCAACCCGATCCGGCTGATCGCGGCGGTCTCCGACAGGAAGACCGCGTTCTACCGCAAGCTGCCCGGCTTTAAGCATGACGGCAAAGGCTGGCTCAATCGGGTCCGCGACGTCGAGCAGGTCTGCAACCGGATGGCGGTCACATGAAGCGCGCACAGGCCACGGCGGCTCTCGAGGCCGCGACCAACGAGCGGTTCAGCCTGATCTTCGGCGTGCTGTGTATGGGCTTGTCTCAGAGTGCCGCCCCCGCGCAAGCGGTCAAAAGGTTCGAGGCTGGCTTCGCGATGTTGCTCAAAGCCCACACCCTGGCGCAAAACATCATCGAGAGCTCGATCCCGGCTGACAAAAGCGATTCCGGTCCCTAACCCAGGTTTGAAACCTCAGGGGGCTGCATGTCATACATTCCGTCTCAAGACCAGGTTATGGGGCAGCTGCGGATCCTGATCCCGGCGCTCGCCACTGTCGCCACCGCACTCGGCATCTCCAACACCGCCGCCGGCAGCTACGAGCAGATGGCGCTGGCCTGCATCGCGCCGATCGCCTACTTCATCGTCGCGATCTGGAGCCTCATCGCCAACAGCCGTCATTCCATCATACTCTCGGCCTCCAAGCCGACTGAGACTGGCGGACCACGGCCAACCATCACGCTACCGAAGCAGGAAGCTGAGCTCGCTTCTCAGCTGCCGTACAACGTCACCGCAGCGAAATAATTCGCCTGTGTAATTTGGGGGTACCGAAAATGAAGAAGCTTCTTGTAGTCGCCTGCGCGATGCTGTGCGCCGGTGCGGCGTTTGCTGCGGATCTGTCGCAGTTGCCCACCAAGGCGCGGGTCGCCAGCGGTTATCCGGCCACGCGATGCGGCATGTACTACGGCCTCGGCACCGGCGGCAGCGCCACGGCTGTGAACGGCGGCGTACCCGGCGAGCGGATCGTGCAGGGCGAGCTCGACGCCATCCTCGGTTACACCTGCCCGCTCGGCGCGGCCGGGTTCTGGTTCGTTGAAACCTCCGTCGGCATGGACAATGTCAACGGCTCAGCGAACGGCTTCGCTCTCAGCGGCCCACTGGTGATGATCCAGCGCGTAGGTGGCGGTTCCCCGATCAACAGCCTGTTCAATCCGTTCGGTAACTCGATCTCGCTGCCGAGCCTGCCGGCACTGCCCAATGGCGTCACCGCGGGCCCCGCCAACGGCTACTTCTTCGCCGGCCTGGTGGAGCAGGACATCTCGGCTCGGCTGGGCCTGGTGCAGAACAAGCAGTGGCTGATCGCTCCCCTGCTCGGTGTCGGCATGTTGACACGACTCAGCGATGGGGTCGTGGTCGACACCTGGGCTGGCTGGCAGTTGAATTCGAACTCAATCTGTCCAGGAGCCGGCGGTCGTTGCGCGAAAGAGGGTAATGGCGCCCGGGTTGGGGTGGCTTTCAAGTATTAACCCCGTGGAGGGGTAAATGGCGACGACTGGCCATTCCAGGGTCACCAATTGGGGTGTGATCTTAAATGCCGGATTGCTAGTCGTCGTCATCATCGGCGCGTGGTTTTCGACATTCTCAAATCCCCTGATTGAGAAATTTACCGCGCTCGAACGCCACCTCTATGAGATCTCGTCTCAAAAAGACAAGGATCTCGTGACGTTGCGGACAGAGCTTCTGCTGCATGCTGCCGAGCAGGATAAGGCGCTGAAGCTCGGCATGGAGACGACCGAGCGGCTTGATAGGCACGACAGCGACAGTCTCGACCGCAGGTTCACCGCGGCGATAAAGGAAATCGACGAGCTTAAATCGGCACTGCGGGACTCTCTGGCCGAGACCGAGAGGCGACGCATCGAGGTCGCCACCAAGGCCGACCTTCAGGCATCGTTGCAAGCTTCGCGGCTGGAGTTCCTGGCTGAAATCAAGCGCGTCGACCAGCAGGCCACGAACGTCGCCACAGCGGCGATGTCGAGAAACGAGTTCAATATTTGGAAGTCGGAGCGTGACAGTGTCAGTGAGCAGCTGTGGCGTAGGCTGGCGGCGATGGAGGCTGCGGTGCGTAATCATACAACCACGCCATGACGACGCTCCTGCGCTGGCTGCTCTGGCCTTGCGCAGTCCTCGTTATAGTTGCGATTCTTTCGATCGGGGTCGCGGTGACGGAGTGGTGGAAGTGGCGAAGGGGACTCGATGAAAGCGCTCCTGTGGTTCATGCTGTTAAGCACGCTAAGCACGGGCGTCCTAGCGCGCGACAGCGGACAATGGACAAACTCCGACCCGGCGATCCGTAAGTGGTACCAGGAGCTGATGCAGCCGGACAATCCGAGCGCGAGCTGCTGCGGCGAGGCCGATTCCTACTGGGCCGACGACACACGCACTCACAACGGCAAGAACTACGCGGTCATCACCGACGACCGGCCTGACGAACCGCTCGGCCGGCGCCACGTCGACAATGGCACCGAGATCGAGATCCCCACCAACAAGCTGAAGTGGGACCGCTCGAACCCGACCGGCCACGGCATCATCTTCCTCAGCCGCTCCGATTATGTCTTCTGCTTCGTGCAGGGCGGAGGCGCCTGATGTACGTCACTGTTCGCTTCACGCTCGACGAGGAGCAGCAGAATTATTTCAGCAGCTGCGCTCGGATCCGCGGCATCTCGCACGGGACGTTGATACGCAGGTTGCTCAGCGCGGCATGTACCGACCAGATGATCGGCAGCATCCTGGATGACGATGCCAGGCGCGACCGTCAACTCACCGGCGAGAGCGTCCGCAGTCACTTTAGAAGCAGCAACAGGCCCCGGAGCCGTAACTCCGGGGCGTAGGTCTCACTTGTAGTCGGCCAGAGCGGCGTCGAGGCCGTCCCACGTCATGTTGTTCGGATCGACCGGCGCATAGACATTGACCCCGATCAGGTCCGGCCACGGCTTGGAGCTATTCTGCGAAGGTAGCGGATCGTCGTACATCTTTTCGACGATCATGATCCTCCCGGTCGCCATGTGCAGCAGGCCCTCCATCAGCCCTCGGCGGTTCGGCGACCGCTGCTGCCACATGCACCGCCCGAAGTGCTTACCCTCGATCGTGTGCCAAGCTTCGCTCTTCTCGCACATCTTCATCTCCATCGTTTCAAACAGCCCACGCACTCTCGGTGCGCGTGAGGACATTGTAGCAAACCAGTTTTCGGGATTTCCGATTTCTCGTTAACTGAACGAGAGAAGTGCCTGCGCCGCAGCGATTGCCGCAGCGCGAGATAACTATTTGGTTTCAACTGTATAGGGGAGCGTCACAACCAAAGCGGGCGTGCAATTACGAAACCGACTGCGCTGCAGCGGTTTGCGCAATGCGAGACAAGTTCAAGTTCGATCTGTCGATGTGAGCGTGGCCAGAGTGCCGTCAGCGATTTTATACCAGTAGCCGCGACTGGTGGGATGCTCGTGATCCAGCTCCGGATTGCTCCATTTCCAGCAGTTGCGAAGCCCCTTGTGCGCAGCCGTAAAAAGTATTTCAGCCAGGCGCTCGCGATCTGGCAGCGTTCGTTGGGCAGGCTCGCCCGGTGTCGATGTGAGCGCGCAGAGCCGCAGAATTTCAACTCTCGCTTCTTCGAGAAGGCCGGCTATGCCAGGATGATCGTCATCGGTGCAATCATCGATGGCCCACCTGATGCGATTCAATAATTCCATCTGAGGGCTTAAAGTCTGCTCTTCCGAGGCGCGGTCGATACGAAAGACGGGGAACGTCACAATAGTAGTCATTGGCATCCTCCCGTTGCGGCATCTGCCTTTTTCTTGTCCAGAATGTCTTTCAACATCTCGCGAAATAGAAAAGCCCAATCCCCCAATTGGCCTGATGGCAGGGCTTTGAACGAGAAAAGCTGTTCACACGCCCGCTCAATCCACCAGCGCGGCAATTCGATCATCTCGGGCGTCAGCGCACATTGGGCACAAGCGTTGGCTGCGGCGCGAAGTCGATCGTTCTCCGCCTTCTCGTCACGCCATCTGGCTTCCCAGTAGCGTTCCGCGCCCTCCAAATGGTAGGGAGCGTGACACTTTGGGCAGGGCGGAATATCGGCCGCAGGCGTGGCAGCGAGAGCGAGCGCGCCCCCCGCCATCAGCTGCATTTGATAAGCCGCGTTTCCTCCGACATATGGAAACGGAAAATCGACGATCTTCTGCAGGACGCAGCGCAGGCGATCAGCTTCACTGCGGCGCTTCAGCTCAATCATTACGCGGCTCCCACGGATCACGGCGGCAAAACGATTTATGGATGCCGCGCGGGTATTTGGTGCCATCCTTAAGGACTGTCCAGGCTTCCCCGGTTCGGCTCTCGCCGGTGATGGTGCCGCGGAATCTGCCGCTCGGCTCAAGCTCGACGATGACGCGGTCGCCTTTTTTGAGTTCGCTCATCGTGATCGCTCCTTGATGTCATAGAGCTGCGTCAGCCGCAGCGTGCGCCAGCTCTGCCGCTCCGCGATCTTCTTGATGCAGGAGACGCTGACGCTGAATTTGGCAGCGAGCTCCTGGTAGACCCCCTTGCGGCGCCGCTGGAAGCCGTCCGCCCGCCGCATCTGAAAGCTCACCGTCAGGCAGTCCAGCACGAAGCGGGCCTGCACCGGCGTCAGCTTGCGCTTGGCGAAGCCGGTGAGGATCGGGAGCTTCATCGACCGAAGCCGTCGCTTTGCGGGTCGCCGATTGGCTCCTCGTGATGTTTCGATCTGATGACGCTGGGCGTGAGATCGATGCCGATCTGCGACAGGAAGCGTGTGATCCGCAGGCAGGCCATCGCGTCCGCCGGCGCGGTGTGCGGTGTGCCCTCCCAATCGATCTTGAAATGCCGCATCGCCTCGTCGAGCTTCGGTGGCTTCGGCCGGCCATCGACTGTCTTCGCCTTCACCACGCCGGCGGAGCTCATCATCGCGCAGACCGTCGGCGTGTCCGCGATATGATCCGGCCGGCCGGCGCGCCGCAGCTCGCCGCGCATGATCTTGGCGTCGAACTGGACGTTGAAGGCGCAGAAGATGTGGCCCTCGGCGATCGCGCGCTCATAGACGTCGAGGACGTGACCGACCGGTATGCCGTTCGAGTCCAGGAACTGATCCGTCAATCCGTTCACCTTGGTCGCGCCTGGCTCCATCTTCCAGCCATCCGGTTTGACGTACCAGCGCTTCTTCTGAGTGATTGCCAGCGATGGCGTCGCCCACACCATCGCCAGCGCCGCCAGCCGCGGCTGGCCTGGATGATCGGCCGGGATCGGCGGCTCGCCCTTCTTCGATCGCATCGGCAGTCCGGTGGTCTCGCAATCGAAAAACACCCACGGCTTCAGACCGGCGGGCAGGAATTCCTTAGCAGCGATGGCAGGTTCGTTCATATGGCTTCCTTTCAGGCGTTGGTTTTGGCGTTGACGGTGAGTTCTTTCATGGTGATGCCGCACATCTGCGCGATCCGGCCGAGCACGTCATCCTTGGATTTCTGGAATAGCTCGTGGCCCATGCTGACGTGATCCTGCGACTGCGCATTCCAGATATGCAGGATGAGCCCCTCTGCCTTCATCACGGCGTACGGATCCGCCTTCCTGATCGCGGTGATCATTTTGGCCATAGCCTCTTCGCTCACGCACGGGATCTCGGTGTGATCGGCATAACCCTCCCAGACCAGGCAGCGTTTGCGCAGATATTCCGAGGTCGGAAACCGCTCGGTCATCCGCTCCGGCAGGTTCTCCCAACCCTTCTTGACGCAAGCAAAGTAGTGCTTGTGGCTGATGTCGGAGCGCTCGAGGTGCTGGACCAAGGCGTATTCCTGGCCCGGGTGATATTGACGCCGGGCGAGCGGCCGAAAGCGATCGAGCGGCACCATCACCGCACCATCCCAGACAAACGCCACCGGCTCCAGCTTCATGAATTCTTGACCGCGTCCAGGATCTTGTGGAAGTGCTCATCGAGCGGGTCGGCTATCGCCGCCAGCCACGCAGCGAGCAGCAGCGCGTCAGCTTTCGAGACCTTTCCGCGGGGAGGGCTCATGATCGTAATGCTGCCGTCGCCAACGTTATAAGCGACCCAGTATTTATTGCAGATGTCCATCTCTCACGCCTCCTTCCGCTCCGCCTCGACCAACCGCCGCAGTTCGAGTTCGAACAGATCGACCGCGTCGCGGAGCTGTTGAATGTAGGTCTCGTCACGCCAGGTACGGATAATCACCGGAGGCTTCATCTTCGGATACCCGATCAGCAGGTCGCACCAAGTGCGCCCCGTGACCATCAGACCTCCCTGGCATTGGGCGAGATGCTCCGGCGGAAAGTAGGTCGGGTCGGACCGCGCCCTTCGTCGCAACGGGATCAGGACGTGCGGCGCGGCGCGCTTGATCTCGAGCATGCCATGGTCCCCGATCAGGGCGTCCGGTGAGCAGCCGCACTTGCCGTTACGAATGAAGCCGACGAGCTCAGGCTCGCAAGGGCGATAGAAAGCATATTGATCGCGCAGGATCGGCTCCTTGGCCTTGCCGTCCTCCATCGCGTCGTTGCTGAATTTCTCCATCGGCTCGCCGCTGAGCTGCTCGCCGGCCAGCTTGTAGAGATAGTCGGTGCGACCCTTTTTCTCCTCGCTCTTGGCGATCAGCACCTTAAACTTCGATGCTGTGGGGATGCCCATGCGCAGCTGGAGCCACTCGGGGGAGCCTTGCTCGACGTCGTAGATTTCCATCATGCTGGCCTCTTGAACGTGCCGAGGCCGTCGAGGCATGCCTGAAAATAATCCGCCGGGATCTCCTCGAACGAATCGGTCGGAACCCATTTGAGAAATCTGGCGTATGAGCACCCGACCGCGTCGCACTTGGCCTTGAGCTGCTCGATCTCGTCCTCGCTGACGGCGTCGAACGGGGGCTCGTCCATCGGCCTGCCGGAAGCGCGGCCATCATCATCCTTGCCGGCGGCGATGCCGATCGCGGCCTTCAGGGTGATTCGCTCCAGGTAGGTGACGGCGCTGGAGATCGCCTGGATGTGGTTCTTGTTGCCCGACGGATCGACCTTGCAGGTCAGCGGCGTCTCCTCCATGTGGCCATCGCGATGGCTCAGGACGCAGGTGACGGTGACGCTATCGACGGTCGGCTGCTCCAACTTGTAGCGATAGGACAGCCCGACGGCGCCGAGATGCGGCGCGACCGTCTCGGCCACCGCGGCAAAGTCCTCGTACATGTAGTCGGTATCTTTGCCGCCGGCGGTCTTCGCCTCGAATTTCACACGGCTCGTCTTCTTGACGATCGGGATATTGGCCTTGGCGTCGGCCACGGCGTTGTTGAATGCCCGGAGGGCCATGCGCCGGTCCTGCGCCTCCTGCCAGCGCTCAGCCAATGTCGCCAGCCGCTCGATCACTGCGATGTCGGATTTCTTGATGATCGCGAGGTTCAGCAGCTCCGGCGGCGAATAGGCCTGCGCCAATGCCACGGCGTTGGGGCGCCCCTGTTCCCCTTGAAAGCCGGGGAGCTTGTTGTTGTTGGAGACGTTATTAGACGGCTCGTCATTCGCCTGTTGCTGCAGGTTTGGCTTTTTGGGCATCTTGAGCCTCCGTCATGGATTTGATCTCTTCGGGCGTCCACTGCTCGCCCTCAAGGAATTCTTCGACCTCAACCCGGTGGATCTGATCGTGGCGCGAGACCGAAAGGATCTGACCGCCGCAAACCGGCGAGGTCTCGGTCGTGGTCCACCAGACAGGTAGCGTGTCAACGCGCGTTGACAATACCGACCACGGCGGAAATCCCCTGCCGCAGCGCAGGCAGACCTGGACGGTAACGATCTCGTCGAACGGGATCATCACCGACTCCAGTACCAAGGCTCGATCGGTCCTTCGTACGGGTCACCTCGGCGCCCCCGCGGTGCATCGGGCATCATCGGATGCTGCTCGTAGCGCCATTGCCGCGCGCGCGGGCCTTCCCAGCTGAACCTGCCGCACTCCGGATTGTAGCGGGCGTTGCACGGCAGATCGTAGGCTTCGGGCCCGCGGTCAGGGCGGCCGTAGGGCCCATAGACGCCGAAACCGCCGCCATACCCCTGCGCGGCAGCCGGGATGATTCCGAACAGATAGAGCAGGCCGACAACGATCAATATCAGCCCCAGCGAAAGCGATCTCACCTCATTGTCCGTGATCATGGCCTATTCCTCCATATGGGATTCGAGGGCGCCCTGCAGCTCGAATGGGTAGACCCGCCAATAGATTCGCCGGAAACCGTGATCTCCCTGGTTGCCTCGCGCATCCATCAGGGTTTGGCAGACCTCGTTGGCCTCGGTCTCGTTGGCGAAGACGCGGTCCGGAAAGTCATTTCCCATCAGCACGAAAACCTTCATGTCACTCTCCCTCGGGTATGGGGATCCCGAGAACCTCGAGATAGGTCCGGGTGAGCTTGTCGTAGGCGGCGGCGCGGCCGCTCTGGCGCTTGCCGCCGTCGCCGTCCTTTTCGACCATCCGGTCGTAGGTCGCCAGGCGCCAGGCCTTGTCGTGGCCGCCGGCACTTTGCGACAACGTGATGCGGTAGACCTGCTCTGAGATCGATCGCACGAAAGCTTCGGCTGGGGTTTTAGGGGCGGCCGTATTCATCGCTTGGCCCCTTTCCGGGCCTTGCGGATCACCTTCGCGCCAGATCGTCGATCCGGAAGCTTGACGACCGCGGTGCGGCGGGTGGCGTGGCGGAGCCGGTCGCTCATCTTAACGAGTTCCTTATGGTGCTCAGCGTTGACCGGCCTGACGTCGAATGCCTGCACCTGATACACCGGCCGACGCTTACCTTTTACCCTCGGCTTCATTGCGATCTTGGCGCAGTGGTCCAGCGCGTCGATCGGGCTGGCGAAGACGATGACGGGATTGCCGTACCGGTTAATGAGGACGAAAACCTGTTTCCTTGCGGTCACCTAATTCCTCCCTTGTTGCGCAACTCGATCACAGCGCCGGTCATCGGCGTTTTGTGCGAGGTGGTCTTGGCCCAGGATTTAAGAGCCATCAGGATGTGCTCCTCCTTCAGGTGCGGCCACAGCCGCTCTTTGTTGAGCAGGGTCACATCGGTGATCTGGACGAACGGGGTCGTGTTCATGGTGGCCAGCGCGCCGCTCTCCAGCCGGGTGCGGGTCATGTCGGCCGCCGGCGCCAGGGTGTCGATCCGGGCATCCTCGGCCTCCTGATCGGCCACGAGCTGGCGGGCACGCTCTTCTGCCGCGATGATAGCCTGACGGTCGGCCTCCGCCCGGTGCGCGGCGATGGTCTCGGCGTTGCGGGCGCGCGCCGCCCTCTGGGATGCCTCCAGGGCGGCCTGGCGGGCCTTCTCCTCGCGTTGGCGGATTTCCTCGGCCTTGCGGCGCTCTATGGCGGCGAGGGCCTCCCGCGCCTCCCGCTCGGCCGCCAGCTTGCGCTGCATGTAATCGTCGACCCTGGCGTCGGCGATATCGATCCCACCCGCCGGTTCCCGGTCGCCGCGGCGCCCAAGCTTGCCGATCTCCCCGAAGAAGAACTGATCGCAGCCCTGTCCGCCGCGCAGGAACGGCGCCTTCTCGGCGTCGTGGTAGGCGGCGAGCCGCTTGCGTAAGTCGCGCGCCTCAACAATCACTTTAGAATAATCGCTTAAAGTGGCCTCATCCTCGATCGGATTCGGCAACGCGCGCAGGCGCGCCAGTATGTTCGATGTGTTCTCAAGGATGAGCGCGTAGTCCTTCCGCAGTCTCGCCATCACCTCGGCGGCATAATCGGGAACCTCGTTGTTCGAAATTACGGATTTGTCCATAGAATCAATCCTTCGGTTTTGTTTCACGATGAGCTTCCAACCACTTGCGGGTGCGCCAGCCCTTTTTTGAGGCGGCAATGCTGGCGGCCGTGGAACGGCGCTGGAACCGTCGGGATGGAATATTGGTCTTGAGCTTCGGTTCCCCTTCCAATCTGGCAAACTTGGTCTTTAGGCCGATGTCGGAACCCTTGGTGGTGATGGTGTGGGAGGCGCCCGGCCGGCGCCCGGAGGTCTTCTCCTGGTGCTCGGCCTTCTCGCGCCAGATCAGGTAATCGGGATCACAGGCGTCCGGGGCATATTTGCCGGTCGCCTTGTCGAACGCGCGCAGGATCAACGCGGGGTCGTGGTCGAGCTGGGGAACCTGATCAGGGAACATGGCCTTCAGCAAGAAGGTGAGCGCCGCTCGTTTGCCGACATTGCCGTGTTCCCGGCGCATGCGGATGCGGAAATTCGTGAAGTCCCCGCCCCGCGCGGTGTAGAGCCGGATCGCGGCCTTGAGCCGGACCGCGATCGGGATGTAGGGGCGAGGGCGCTTCATTTTGCCCTCAGTTTCAGTTGGCTCTGGGCGTTGCCATCGATCTCCAATGACCCAATACGGTCTCTCAGGTCCTCGATCTGGCTGATCAGATCCTTGATCCGGGCATTGTGGATGGTTCTCAAGCCAGCAACTTCCGACTGCAGCACTTCGATGGCTTTCTGCGTCTCGTAAAGGAACGCCGGCGCCTCGGCTCTATTGCGAGTGAAGAGCAAGCCAAAGACATTGGTCCGCAGCCCGCGCACGGCATGATGGCTGACCTGAAATTCATTAGCGATCGAGTGGTCCGTGTGATCGCCGATATATTCGCAGTGCTTCGCATCAAGGCGCTTGATGACGTCCTCCAGGCGCTTGGCGATGGCGATGGTCTGGACTTGCGTGATGTGCTTACCGCCCGTCATTTTTTCGCCTTCCGGAGCTTGCCGCGCTTGAGGGAAGCGATCCCGACGGCCTTGTCCAAGGCGAGGAGCTTCTCGGCCTTCGTCAGGGCCCGCATGCGCGCCTGGTTCGCCTCATAGAGCGCTTCGCGCACCTCCCGCGCGGCCTTCTCGCGGGGGCCGATCTCCTTGGTCATAACGACAGTTCCATTAGGAGTTCCTCGGCGCCATAGACCTGCGGTTCCCCGCAGGCCTCACATTCGTACCCACGCGCGTCCGGCTCCACGCCGCCGGCCTCGGCGCCGCAGGCCATGCAGAACCCAGGGTTCTCCAGGCTGATGTTGGCGAGGAAAACTGCCTCGCGGATGCGTTTGGGGGTCACCTTTGGATGCATTTTCATAGCAGCGGTCCCTCCGGTTCCTCCGGTTTCTCGTCTCCCATCGCCCCCACCATCAGCGCCAGCATGACGTCGATCTGGGTGAGGTGGTTGAGGCAGCTGTTGGCCTGTTCCAGCACCGCGGCGCGGTCCTCCTCGGCCGCGGCGTCCCGGGTGATGGTGATCGGCACCACCCGCCAGCCGGTGCGGGGGGTCTGACCGGCGTTGACGTTGAGGTCTTTCACCTCCTCGAAAAAGTCCTCGATCCGCACGCAGGCCAGTCGGCCCTCGTAGTGGCGCGGTTGCTGGAACCCGTGCTCAGGGTGCCAGATCGCAAAGCCTTGAATTCCGTCACTTTTCTTCATGTGATTATCCACCATACTGCGATTGCTGTTAAAAACAGGGTCGCGGCAGTGATTGAGGCTGCCGTACGGAGGATGTCGGCAAGGATTAGTGCTGAATCCCGTTTCTCGTCAGAGAAGGTCGCGCCCGGGTACCTGTCCCGGACGTGCTGTTTGGCCGCGGTGATGTCAGCGGCGTAGAAGAAGATATCGATCGTGACGGTGCCGCCGCGGTCGGCCCACGTCGCTCGCCAGGGAACGTCAAAGACGTCCGGAGGGAACCGGTGATCGAGCGCGGTCTTGACCAGGATAAAGCGTTTCATCGGTAGTACCCCACCACGCGGACGGGGCCACCGCTCCAGCCGCCGGTTTGATATTGCACCGCACGCATATCCTCGTTGTGCTTGTGCCGGGCGATCGCGGCCTTACAGGCCTCTTCGGTCTCGAAAATCCCGTCGAGTTCGATGTAGAGGCCGCCGCCGACGGCCTCCTCGATTTTCCAGAACTGGCTCATGACGGCTCCCCGTTCTGCTTCAGGCCCTGGCGCTCGAGCGTCGCAACATGATCGAAATAGTCCTCAGCGTGCGCCACGCTCGCGTTGCGGATAGCGAGAACGACCTTCGGCCAGGAAATCACCCGCACGCGGATCTCGCCGTTCTCGCGCCAGACCAGGAATTGATCGTTGGCGCGCTGGCGACGAATCAACGTCGCCAGATATTCCCGGCTTTCCAGGCGCGGGCGCGGGATTTTGTCGCTGATGAACAGCACTTCCTTTTGAGGGCGCTTCATGTCAGGCCGCCACGTTGATCGCGTTGCGGGCGGTCGCCTTCACCGTGGTGACCTCGGTCACGGTGGTGTTGGCGGCGATGAACTGGCGGGACAGCTTGGCGCGCACCGCCTTCATATCGAGCGTTTCGCGGTCGGCGGTCGAGATCGTGATGCGATAGAGGTCGCCCTCGTAAGCACCCTCGCCGCAGGCTTCGATCAGGCAGGCGCGGACGGCCTTCCTTTGCGACTCGAGCTCAGCGATCTGGGCGCACAGGTACCCGAAAGTATCGATGGTGGCGGAAACGTTGGTCTGGTTCTTGCGGTTGGCCATGATGGCGTTCCTTTGGCGGCGAGCCGGAATGGCTCTGTGCCTGTAGATATGGAAACCGGAGCGCGTTGTCAATGGACATTGACAAGAATGGTCAAAAGAGAGATAAGATCGACCGGAAGGACATTCGAATGAGCGCACCAAAAGTTGTGAAGATTGACTGGGATAGCCAGCTTTTCAACGAGAAGGGCAAGCCTAACCCTGGTCTCCCGCCTGAGGTCTGGTTTGCCTATTGCGTTAAAAAGGCTGGCGGAATCCCCCAGATCGCAAAAGCCTTGGGGACATCGCGCCAGGCCATCCACGCCAATTGGCGCGGCCGGTTCCCTGACAAATATGTGGTTCAGGCCGAAAAGGCCTTTGGAATTCCGCGAAAGGTGCTAGCCCCGCATCTGTACGAATAGACGCCGGGTCCATCCTCACCCAGCCCCCGAAGCCCGGGCGCGGCGTCTAGTTGGGAGGGGTATCGTGATGGGTCACCCCTCCCAACACCATCATCATCAACCAGGAGCGCCTCATGGCCAAAAAGCCGAAATCAGCCGACAAGAACAACCGGAAGACGGCCGGCCCCGCGAAGCCAAAGGCCGCGAAGGCGCCGAGGCCGCCTAAGGCCGCCAAGCCCCCGAAGGCCGAGAAGGCCCCCAAGGAGCCGGCGCCGGTCCGCGTGCAGCTGACAAACTCGGAAGAAAAGGACCTCTTCAAGCACCACCTCCCCAAGATCAAAGAGCAGAGGGACAGGGTCGCTTCGGCAGTTTCGGATCTGCGCCTGCTGTACAAGACAGCCAAGGCCGACGGGTTCGAGAAGGCTGATTTTGATATGGGGCTCGCGCTCGAGACCGCGGAAAAGGAAGCCAAGACCAAGGCCAAGATGGTTCGCCAGCTGCAGATCGCACAGTTCCTCGACGCGGACCTCGGCGAACAGCTCGACATGTTCCAGGAGCCGTCCCGCGTCCCCGCGGTCGATCGCGCTTACAAGGAGGGTCAGAACGCAGCGATGCAGCACCTGGCCGCCAAGCCTGGTTACGACATGGCGACCGAGCAGCACCGCGAGTTCATGCGCGGCTATCACGAGGTGCAGACCAAGCAGCTCAAGGCCGGCATCGGCAAGACCGCCGCAGCTGAGCCTGAGCCTCCAAAGCAGGCGGAAAAAGCGACATCAGGCGCTGGCGACGCGCCGATCACCAGCGGCCTGCGGATGTCGCGGGCTGATTTCGCCCTGCAGCAGGAGCTCGCCGCCAAGGCGGAAGCGGAAAAAGCAGAGAAAGGCGGATCCGGCCCCGACAGCGCATTCGCGCGCAAGGCCGCATCGCCGTCGTAATTCCCCGGGGATAAAGCCCCAGCTCGAGGAGAGTGGGAGTATTGGGGTCGCGCGGACTGATCATCGGGCGCGACCCCTTTTTGAAATTCCCCCGGGGTAAAGCCCAAGCCTGAGTTAGGACGGGTGGGAATGGGAGGGCCTCGGGGTAGTTTCCATGCCGCCCCGAGGCTCTTTCAAAGGAGGAAGCATGGCTGAACCCTACGTCATCATCGAGCTGCCGTGGCCCGTGGACGCCAAGGGTCGCATCAAGGCCACCGGGAAGGGTCGCCCGAGGTTCTCGACACGTGGGGGCTTTGTGCAGGCCTACACGCCAGCCAAGACCCGCACCTTCGAAAACCAGATCAAGACCCACGCCATTGCCGCCATGGCCGCGGCCGGGCTTGAGCCGGTGAACGAAGCGCTCGGCGTCGAGGTGTTCGCGCATATGCCGATCCCGGAAAGCTGGAGCCAGAAGAAGCGCGCCGCTGCGCTCGCCGGCGATATCGCCTGCACCACCAAGCCGGACTGGGAAAATATCGGCAAGCTGCTCGACGGCGCCAATCACCATCCCCCGCAATTCAAGGGCGATAAGATCAAGCGCCCGATCATCTGGCAGGACGATTCGAACATCGTCTGTGCCATGGTGATGAAGCTTTACGACGCACGGCCACGGCTGGTGATTAGGGTGTACCGATGGTTCGCGTGAGGTGTCATCACTGCGGTCAGCAAATTCCTGAAGCGAGATTGCGCTACGGGGTTCTACTGTCGCCGCTGAAGATCCGAATTTTCGACGCGATCGAGCGCGCCGGCAAGCCCGGCATCGCCGGCAGCGATCTCTTCGAAAGGACCCTGAAAGGACGTGACGCACAGCGCGCCGTCCTGAAGTGCCACGTCTACCAGATCAACGAGAGGCTGGTCAGCACGGATTGTCGGATCCACGTCACCAGGCATGGGAGAGACTCGATCTACCGCATCCGGTGGGAGCGGTCGGAGCCTCTCCCACGGGTAGCGATTGACGACTCTGCAGAACGAGACGTACAAAAAGTAACGGCCCCCAGGAGCTGAACCCTGGGGGCCAAATAGTCGATGCGGTAAGGCGCATCGGGTGGTCGCGATAGGTTTTTACGGAAATCTCGTTTTCCCGTCAACCTCCTCGCCTCCATCCGGTTCCCTGCTCCGCTCAAGCCCAAGGAGCGGCAGATGGTCACACGGACATTCGGTGTTTTTGCTGTCGACCGCGGCATCTTCGATCATCCGTTTTTTGTTTCAGAGCCGTTCACGGAACGCGAGGCGTGGCTGTGGATGATCTCGGCCGCAGCCTGGAAGACCACGCGTATCCGGAGCGGCCGCAAAATGGTCTGGCTGGTGCGGGGTCAGCTAATGTTTTCTGAGCGGTTCCTGGCTGAGAAATGGCAGTGGTCAAAGAGCAGTGTTCGGCGATTCATCGAGCGACTCCAAAGTGAAGCGATGGTGACCACACTCAGTGACCCGGATGGAACCCTCATAATCATCTGTAATTACGAGAAATATGCCTTTGGTGGCTCAGATAGTGAACCGCTGACACCAGAAGAATCTGGACCGCTCGTGAACCGCACGCGGACCAAAGAAGAAGAAGGTCTTAAGAATCAAAGAATCAAAGAAGAGGTAGCCGCCGCTCCCGCGCCGGCGCCCGCCAAGATTCCGAAGCGCAAGATTCCCATCCCCATTCCGGACGATTTCATCCTTACCGGCCCAAGAGCCCAAGAGGCGATCGCAGCGCGGCTGGATGCTGCGGCGACGTTCGCGAATTTTCGACGATGGGCGCTGCATACTGCGGCGGTGTCGGCGAACTGGGATGTGCGCTGGGTGATGTGGATTTCCAAGCAGGTCGAGATCAACGCCAAAAACATCGACGCCGCCGATGAGGACGGCAGGCGTATCACGCACTACGGCGACGATGGGCTACCGCGATACGGGGCGAACGATGGATGATCGTATTGAGCAAAAGCTGCGCGAGGCTGGAATTCCAACAGCCGGATTGAAGCCCGGGGAGAACCAAATCCTATGTCCGAAATGTTCGCATCTTCGCAAAAAGAAGCGCGTCAAATGCCTGTCCGTGCTGGTGGAGCATGACGGGTTCGCAGCGTACTGCCACAACTGCGGCTGGCCCATTGGCTGGCGGGTTGGTTCAAATCGCTTTACCGGCGCTCAAGTGGTTCAAGGAAAGCCGCGGCCTAAGCCCGGCGACTTTGGTGCAGCTCGACGTCGGCAGCGGTACGGCGTTCTTCCCTGACGTCAGCGAGAAGCTGCCGGCGGTATTTTTCCGCTACGCTGAGGGTTGGAAGGCGCGCGCCTATCCGGACAAGCATTTCGTCTCCGGGGGTGGCTTCAAGCGCTCGTTCTGGAACCTGGATCGCGTGCTGCGGGGTGGTTCGGAGGTGGTCTACATCGTCGAGGGCGAGCTCGACGCCTGCGCCCTGGTCGAAGCCGGTATACCGGTTTCGCAGGTGCTCGGCGCGCATGGCGCCAAGGACAAGCCGACTGAGGGCGATCCTCGGGAACTCGCGGGCTACGATTACGTTGAGGAGGCGCTGAAGGCCGGCTTGAGCAAGGTTAGTCGGTTCGTCTGGTGCGGTGACGGCGATGGCGCCGGGCGCATCCTGCGCGACGACATGGTCAAATTGCTCGGGGCAGCCAGGTTCTGGTTTGTTGAGTGGCCGGAGGGGGTGAAGGACGCCAACGATATGCTCCTCAGCGACGGCGCGGAGGCGCTGGGTGAGTTAATTCAGGATGGGAGCCTGCCATGGCCGGTCACCGGTATCTACCGCCTCAGCGAGCTTCCTGAGCCGTCCCCGATGACGCTTTGGAACCCGGGCTTCGATGAGTGGGAACGCAAGGTCCTGCTGGCGCCGCGAACGCTCAGCGTTGTCACTGGGCACCCTGGGCACGGCAAGACCGCGTTATGGAACCAGCTTTGGTTCAACGTGATCAAGCGTTACGAGGTTGGCTTTTGCGGTGCCTCGTTCGAGACCAGGCCGAAGCCGCACGTCCGGCGGCAGCTGCGCACCCTGATCAATCAAAAGCTCGAGCGCGACATGACCGACGACGAGCGCGCCAACGCCGATGCCTGGATCAACGAGCGTTATTTTTTCCTGGTGCACCAGGAGAACCGGCCGACGCTGGAGTGGTTTCTCGAGATGGCCGAGGTTGCGGTGATTCGTCACGGGGTGCGGATCGTGCAGGCCGACCCTTGGAACCGGTTTGAATCATCACGCGGCAACGGCGAGCGCGACGATGAGTATGTACTGCGTTGTCTGCGCACGCTTTATCAGTTTGCAACCGACATGAACTGCCACGTCCAGGTGCTGGCGCATCCAGCGAAGATGGAAGGCCCTCGCCGAGGGCAGGCTCCAACATTGGAGGATATTGCCGGCGCCAAGCACTGGGACAACGTGTGCGATCAAGGCTTTACGGTGCATCGACCGAAGATGTACGAGAAGGGCGCGATCAGGACCGAGTGCCAGTTCTATCACCGCAAGGCGAGATTTGATGAGCTTGGCTACGCCTGCAGATTGTCGTTAGATTTCAAACGCCAAGAGGGAAAATACGTCTCCGTGGACTACGAGGTTTGAAAATAAGTTGTCAATGAGCATTGACAGTTTTTGGAAGCGCGACTAGAAGATGCTCAGGGCCATCCCGGCCCGCAAAAGAAGGAAGTTCCCAAATGCAGATTTCCTCCGGTTCGACCCATCACTACGCAAAATTCGGCCGCGGCTCCGTGGTCCTCGAGGCCCGCAACGGTCAGGCTCTCGATCTTCCCACCATCGCCCGCAGCTGTCCGGCCGTCTTCGCCGAGGACAAGCACTCCTCCCGCTCCGACAAGTACACCTTCATCTCGACGCTGCAGGTCCTGCAGGCGCTCGCCAGTGAGGGGTTTCATCCGCATTCGATCATGCAGGGCGGGTCGAAGTTCGAAGACAAGCGCGGCTACACCAAGCACCTGATCCGGTTCCGGCAGGACGCCTCGGTCGGTCGCGGCGGCACCGTCTACGAAGTTTGCCTGCTCGGCTCGCATGACGGCACCACGTCCTACCAGATGTTCGGTGGCTTCTACCGCGCGCTGTGCAAGAACGGCACGATCTGGTTCGATGAGGGCGCGGTCAAGATCGCGATCCCGCACAAAGGCAACATCATCCCGCAGGTCGTGGACGCCGCCTTCACTGTGATCGGCCAGAGCCAGCTTGCCTACGACGGCATCGACAACCTGCGCCGCATCCAGCTTAACCGCGACGAGCAGATGGCGTTCGCCGCTTCCGCCGCGATCGCCCGTTTCGATACCGAGGCGCCGGTGACCCCGGCTCAGCTGCTGATCCCGCGCCGTAACGGCGACACCGAGAATGATCTGTGGACCACCTTCAACCGGGTCCAGGAGAACGTGATTCGCGGTGGTATCGCCTACACCGACGAGAAGGAGCTTCAGGACGGCACGGTGCGTCGGATCGAGCGTCACACCCGCCCGGTTCGCTCGGTCGACGGTGACGTTCGCCTCAATCGTGCGCTATGGACGCTGGCCGACGAGATGGCCAAGATCAAGAGCCACGCGGCTTAAGAGCTTCCCGAGAGGAAGGGCGACTTGGGAGGGGTAAGTCCCCCTCCCCCTTTTTCCAGGGATGGGCGGGAGGGGAGCGGTGCCTCTCCCGTCAGTTTAATTCGAGACCTCTGCCACCCGTTGGCGCGTCGGAGCGGGCAGAGTAGGCGGAGGCCGATGATCCGGAAACCTGCGCCACCCCGGAGCTGAGGTCTCCGCCGAGCTAATTCGAGACACCCTGGCGACAGGGTGATGCCGTCAAGGAGGCCAGCGACGCACACGTTGGTCGCCCTGGGCGGACAGGCGAGGGGTTGCTTAGCCGGCTGCCCCTCGCCGATTTTGGGAAGGAAAGAGCGATGCCTGAGGTCATTCACGGTTACACGATCGGCCCGCTCGATCGCTACTGCTTCCATCGCGACTATCTGATCGTGGTCAGCCCCTCGCGTCAGCACGCGGTCGCGGTGGCGCCCGATGGCGAGATGGTGTTGCTGCCGATGTGGTACGCCGGCGAGCATCGCAAACGCGAGGCCGAGTCAGCAAGCATTGACAGCATTTCGATATGACCCCGGTCTACGTGGTGATGTGCTTTCGGGTGAACCGTGCGCGGGAGCTATACCGCGCCGGTCTGATCCCGGTGCACGAGTTCCGCCAGCGGCTGAGGGACCTCGGCTTTGACCGCATCAGCATCGACATCGAGGTCATGACCGGTGAGCCGCCAGTGCTTCATATGATCAGGAGGCGCGATCATGCCGAACGATAATTTGAAGGTCACCTTCCTCAGCCACAACCGGCAGCCGCAGTGCGCGCCGAACCCGGCTTATCCGGAAGGGATCGATGTCGACATATCGAAGGGTTACAAGGAATCGTGCTTGGCGGTGCTGCCCTATCCGGCCGAGTGCTGCGGCGCTTGGCTTATCCTCTGCAAGACCTGTCGGCAAAGCTACGTGGTGACGGCAGCGGGACGGCCGGACGATCCGCGCACGGTGCGGCTGCCCTGCGAGGTGAAGCTATGATCGGGATCGTTTACGAGGACGGCAATCGCCACGAGCTGCCGGGCGACATCGCTCTGGCGCTGCGGGCGCTGGGCCTCGGCTACGGGCACATCAAGCCGATGCACGCCTCCTACCTGAAGACCTTCGAATTGTGCTTTCGCAGCATCGACGGTTACGAGATCACCAAGCAGGGCCGCGACGCCCTGACAGCATGGGACAACGGCGATGATTACGATCCAAGAACGTTTGGTCGGCAGCTTCCGGCTGCGCCTGGTGCGGCGGCTGGACCCATGCCCAGCACTGCCGGACAGATTTTACCTGGTGGCGCAGTACAGCACGGATCCTCAGCTGGTGGCGATTCGGTACTACGACACGGGGAGCCAGAGACGGGCTGAGCTGATGTTTCAGCGCGTCTACGAAAATGCATCGAGGCGTCAACTCATCCAGATGGAGGAGTGCGTCGCGTGAAAGGGCCTGAGTTCCGCAAGATCCGGGAGGAGCTCGGGCTCACGCGTAATGAGTTTGCGATCGAGCTCGGCTATCGTGGCAACGAGCGCAACAACAGCACGCTGATCGAGCGCTACGAGCACGACCGCAAGCAGATCCCGCTCACTGTGGCCTCGCTGGCGTGGCTGATTCGGGAGTATGTCGATCTCGTCGGCACCGCGACAGGCAACGAGGGGATCGAATTGCCGGACTGGCCGGAATGGGAGGGTTACGAGCTCGAGAAAGATGTGGATCGGATGGAGGGGATCGGCAAAGAGCTTCAGACCTTCATCAAAGGCTACGAAGAGGGGCTGGACGAACAACCGGATGACGACCCTGCTGGAGGACCTCCAGCGTCTAACGAAAGCAGTTCCTCATGAGCGAAGTCTATTACGGCACCAAGCGAATCAAAGCCGAGCCCCAGGAGAAGGACGGCAACAGCGGCTACCAGGTGATTTACGAGGATGGCTACAAATCCTGGAGCCCGCGAGCAACCTTTGAGGAAGCTTACCGCAAGAGCGGGGAAATGAATTTCGGCCACGCGCTGATGGCACTCCACGAGGGTCGCCGGGTGGCGCGCTCCGGCTGGAACGGTAAGAATCAGTTCCTATTCCGGGTACCGGGATCGACCCTCATCGTCGGGGCCGGCCACCCGCTTGCCAAGGCCATGCCGATCGGCACCCGGGTGGAATGTCACCCTCACATCGATATCAAGAGCGCGCAGGGCACCGTTGCTCCATGGATAGCGTCACAGACGGACCTGCTCTCTGAGGACTGGGTGATCGTCGAATGAAACCGATGACCCCGGAGCTGAAGAGAATCATCGACGATGTGACCAGGCAGCTCACCGACGAAGGCAAGCTGATCGAGGCTGGTTGGCAGGGAATGCGTCACATGTCGATCAAGGATGGCGCTCCTGAGATCCAACTGGTGGAAATGCGGGTGGCGTTTTTCGCCGGCGCCCAGCACCTGTTTGGCAGTATGATGGGCGTGATGGAGCCGGGCGCCGAGCCGACCCAAAAGGACATGGACCGACTATCGATGATTCAGCAGGAGCTTGACCAGTTTATCGTTGAATTCGAGCGCTACATCGAGATGAGGAAAGCTCGCCGTGAGCATTAAGATCGCCAGCCCTGCGCATGAGGTCGTCTATCAGGAGCTGGTCGCCTTGATGAACCGGCACGCCGCTGACCTCAGCCCGATCGAGATCCTGGCGATAGCCGGTAATTTGATCGGCAAACTGATCGCGATGCAGGATCAGCGCGTCACCAGCAAGGCAGTGGCGATGGAGACAGTGATTCGAAATCTCGAGCACGGCAACCAGCAGGTCGTGGACGCGCTCGGACAAACCAAAGGGAGTGCGTGATGTTCGAGCCAGGCAAGCAGTACCGCATGCGCAATGGTCAGGTCGCTGTCATCACGGAACGCTCCAAACTGAGCGGCGATCACCCTCTACAGGGCGCGATTGGGCAGACGCCAGCGACACAATCGTGGAGCGAGGAAGGCTGGTGGAGAGACGCCGCTGGCGATCCTCGCGATCTGATGCCCGGCGCCCTCGACGACGATGGTCCCCTGGAGGATCGAGTGGCTGCTCTCGAGGCCAAGGTCGCCGACCTGGAGCGCTCACGCGATGCCAGCTTCGTGGTGCGCTAGCATGCATGACGACAGCATCAATGGGCCGATCGATATCCGTCGCTTGGGCGCCCAGCAGCTCATGAGCCTGGTCATCAATTGCGTGCAGAAGCACTTTGATCGATACCCACCTGATGTCGCGCTTGGCAAGATTGGTCAGTGCTATCGCGCCTTGGAAGACGAGCTCCGCGATGGCGGTTTCCAGATCCTTAGCGATGAGGTGCGCGCCAAGGTAGGCATGCAGCCGGTCGGCCCGAAAGGGTGGACCAGACAGGAGCTGCTCGCCTATGAGAACGCGCGCCTGGCAGTGTTGCTGCGGCCGATCATGGAGATCAAGTCTCCCTTCGAATCTGAGCCTCATAAGGCCCCTGAGCCGAAAGAGCCCAAATGAGCCTATTACCGAGGAACGTCCTGCAGGCTGCGGAAGCGGACCTCATGAGGCGAATTCGCAACAAAGGCAGTAATCAGCGAGGCCGGATGCACCGACCGTTTGAGCTCTACGCCTTCCATCGCGATCATGTCCGGAGAGCGAAGGGGATCAGAGACCTGCTGGTTACCGCGCTGATGCATCCCCAGCTCGGGCTGGTCTCGCATAAGCGCAACACCAGAGTGCTCTACAGCGACGCCGTGCTGCTGGTGGAGGCCCTGCAATTGCTGGAGGCCGAATACACCCACGTCCCCGAGATCCCAGAGACGGAGTTTGTCTGATGGCCGAGATACCGCGACACCTGATCGAGCGCGCCTGGGACGTCTACATGACATTCATGACCGACACCGGCGCCCCGCCGCCGAACAAGCTGTACTGGCTGGGCGGGTTCAACGCTGCGGTTGGCGTGCTGGTCGGTACGATCCAGATCGGCATTCCGGAAGGCACGCCGAGCCGTGACGTCTTGATCCAACTGATCGAGGAGATCGGCACCTACAGCGAGCAGATCGAGATCCTGGAGGATCTCGAACGAAAGAAGATGAACTGATGGCGACCACCGAACAAGAAGAGCGGCCAAGCCCGCAGCAGCGCGTCCAGGCCCGCGAGGATCTGACGCGCCTGATCAACACGCATTTGCTCGAGGGCTTGCACGCCTACGACTGGGAGGGCGAGACGTTCGAGATTAAGCTTGAGCCGCTCGATGTCGCGCGCTTCATCAAGGAACACTGGACCCTGATCTCGCGTTACGCCCACCTGATCCACGGGAGCTGAAGATGAACGAATCACTCCTTCCCGACGACGCCGCGCGGGTCCAGATGGTCGCCGATGCGATCAACGAAGCGATCCCGGATGGCACGCCGAGCGGCTACGTGATGTCGGCGCTATGCCTGCTGCTGCAGATCGGTCTCAACCGGGCGCAGCCCGATGTCCGTGAGAAGAGCAGGCAGACGATCGTGGCGATGTTCGGCGGCAATGACCGGAGCCTGCAATGAAGGTGGAAATCGGATCGCCCGAGTACGAAGAGGCTGTGTCTGAGATCGATGAGCTGGCCATGTTTTTGTACGAGGAGATCGAAGAGACCGGCGCCGGCAACGGCACCATCATTGGCGCGCTGACCCTGCTGCTCGCGGTATGCCTCGACCGATCGCCGGACAAGACTGCCAACGAGGTCCGCGCGCGCGTGGTCAGTGTCCTGAAAGGAAAAATCGATGGCTAATCGCAGAGACGAAGAGAAGGTCAGCGAGATCGTTGGCCGGCCCAAGCTTGGATCCCAGCGGCGCGCCTACGCCAACGAGGTTGCCGACTGGTGCGCGCGCGAGCTTGAGGAAGCCAAGGGACAGAGACAGCCGATGGGCCGCGCCTACGTGCAGAACGTCGATCTGATCATCGCCGCGCTGCGCGAGTATGCGAACCAGCCGCCGAAGAGCTTGAAGGGCGGCTGGGTCAATGTCTATCCATCGCCCAAGCCTCCAGGCGAGGAGCTCGTGCTGAACGGCTCCTTCGTCACAATCTATGAGACGCGGGAGGATGCCAATCGGGCCGCCTGCAGCAACCGCTTCGCCTGCGTCCAGATCCCGGATATCGCCGAGGGTGAGGGGCTGTGATCGATCACCAGCACGGCCGCATCCAGCTGGAATGCGATTCGTGCGACACGGTGACCGAGAGCGATAGGGATCAGGAGTTCGCTGAGTTCTGGGCTGAGGCCAAGCGCGGGGGCTGGAAGACACGCAAGATCGCCAACGAATGGGTGCACAGCTGCCCAAAATGCAAGGTGCCAACATGAGAATCATCAGCGGTGAGCACGACATCACGATTGACCTCGAGCGCGGGTTTATCGAGGTCTACGGTATGCGCTACAGCCTGGAAATCTTCGCGCATCTCGGCCTCGGGCCGATCGGCACCTGGCTGCGCATCGTCAAGCGCGAGGATGGTGTGGTGACATGCGAGCGCAAGCCGGGTGGGGAAGATCCACCGCGCGCGGATGACGACGCCGAGCAGCGCGCCCATGACAATCTGCCCAGGAGCTGGCCCGATGGCCACAAGTGACCGGCCTTGGCTGGCTGATTCGCTTAACCTGGGACAGCTGATCGCGAAGATCATCGATCCGCAGTGCTGGGATCCGGATCTGGACCACAAGCTGACGCACAACATGTGCCACCGGCGCGAGGACTCGACGGCGAAGGCCGCGGCGATCCTTGCCCTTATCCAGGAGCTCGTCTAAGGCTGGAAGCGTCAACCGACACCTCAAGGCCGCACGCGGCGAGGAAGTCGAGACAGGAGAAGACGATGAAGCTAGATCGCAGCGTGATTGGTGCTCCTCACGGGAAGTACGCGCTGATCAAGATACGCAAGCTCGACGAATGCAAGACGCCGGGCAGTGCCGGATTTCCCGTGCTCCCCGAGATACTCGGCGCCCTCGTGCTCCTTCAGGCGCATGGCATTCTCGACTGGTGCGATACGCCGGAGACCGAGGCATTCGTGATGCGCCTCAAGGACAAATACGCTGGCCCTGCGCTCTACGAATATGCCCAGGCGGCGTCCCAGGACGATATCGAGTATGCTCGCGACGTCATGAGTCTCGCCAAGCGTTCCGGATCATATCATCCCAATTGCCAGAGGCCGGACTGATGGACGATTACGCATTCATGGTGGTCGATGCGTTCGGCACCACCTACAAGATCTGGGCCGACGGGCGCACCGAGGGCTTTGGCCCGGGCGCCACGATCGTCAACAAGATTCCGCAGCGCACCCACATGGCGATCGCCAAGGCGATGCTGGAGGCTGCCGAGCGCATGGCCGTTGCAATGAATCGGCCCAACGATGACGAGGTTGATCATCATGGCTGCCTCTGAGCCCGAGCTACTGGCGCTCGGCCGCGCCGTTCACGACATGCTGACGTGTCGCAGCGGCAGGTTCCCGCGGGTGCTGTCGTTCAGCCTCTACGATCACAAGCGCATCCTCGAGATCCGTGACCTGGATCTGGGCGAAGCGATGCCGCGCCGCATCCAATTTCCCGATCGGGTGTACTGATGGATCCCCTGGTGATGGTGCTCGCAGGCGCAGCCGCGTTGCTGCTGCTCGGTATTGCCGAGCATCCAGCCTTCGGCGTTGCCGGCTACGCGTTATTGATCCTCGGCGGCATCTGGGCGACATCCTGATGGCAGGCTCACGCAAAGGCGAACACCGTGGCGGCGCCAAGAAGAAGCTGGGCGATCCGAAGCCCAAGCGCACCGCGCGCCAAACGACCGTCAAGCTGCCGACCAAATTCAGCGAGGACTATGCGCGTCAGGTGCTGATGGTGGTGCAGGCGCCGCCGCCGGGTGGCCGGGTCCGCACCCCGCCGCGCGAGCTGATGTGGGAGGTGCAGGAGTTCTTCCACGACCTGGCGCTGGATTTCCTGGCTCAGGTGCGTTTCATTCGCGCGCAGCTGCCGCTGGTGAAGACGCAGCTCGAGATGGACGCGCTTGACGTGCAGCTGCTCTGGGCCGAAGGCAGGGCGCAGGCGATGTATGCTCAGGCGCTCGATGCCGCCTTCAAGGCCGGGCCGTATTATCACTCCAAGATGAGCCCCGGCACCGGCGAGATCAGTCAGAGCCCGCTGGAACTGATGGCGATCATTGTGCGCGAGATCGACGACGCAACGCGAGGGAGGCCGACATGGGCGAGACCGGAACTGAAGCTGGTGGGGTCGGGTTGATGGCACCGATCTCCCTTGAAGAACGCCTCGCCGTCGTCAAGATTGGGATCGATCGCGGTGCCGAAGAGATCGCGCTTTACGATATCGTCCCAGGGCCCGACATTGGCCTCGGTGCCGTGGTGTGCGACCATTGGGGCCGGATGTATTGGCATCGCCCGGAGCTGCGCAAGCTCACCAAAATCTACGATCCGACCGAGTCGCGCACCAACCGGGTCGACACCGCCGTCGTTAGGCAGCTGAACAAGTCGATGAACAGCAACCGAAATCTGAAGATGGCGATTCGTGAGCTGCGAGCGAAGCTCACGCCCGCGAACGGCGACCCCGCGCTCGACGCAATAGGCCAGGAGCTCGACGAAATCCTGAGGATGAGCTGATGGACGAGCGCGCCAAAAAGACCAAGCTGGCCTATGAAGAGGTCATGCGCCAGGCGCAAGGGCTGCGCGAGACAATCGAGAAGCTGAAGAAAGTCATAGAGGAGCATGCTGATGGTCGGACGCACTCCGAAAACCCCGACGCGCCACGATCTTGATCGCGTGATCGTGGGCAGCCAGGTGAAGCTATTGCAGATCGCTGGCGCGCATGGTCAAGCTCTCGCTATTGCGGAATGGTGGCGCTCGCACTTCAGCGAAGACGTCACCGTCGTGCCGCCGAAGGCAGATTAGATGGTTGGAATTTTCCCCGACGAGCCGCCGAATGCTGTGCGCCTTAAGGCAGAGCTGATCGACGAGGCCAAGGCCTTCGATGACAGCCAGGAGGCGCGCGCCAAGGAGTTCGAGCTCCAGTACGAGCGGGTGATGGGCCGCAAGCTGCATCAGCGCGACCCTGTGACCTTGGCCTGGCTGCTTAAGCGGTTAACGCCATGGCGCTGGAGCTGCAGCTTCCCTGGGAAAATGATGCCGTGGATGATGTTCGGTGATCTTCCCTGCAAAACAGACGCTCCCCACGTCGCGCTCAGCAAGACGGAAAGATGGGCGGGTTATATCCCGATCGAGCGCCGCATGGTGCTGGCGGACGCCCGGTTCGTCGAGATTCTCTCGGCTGGCGACAAGACCCCGAGGCGTAATATGGTGGAGGTGAAATGAACATCGCCGCCAAAATACTGCCATCGTGGCTTCGCTGGCCGCCGAACTGCTGCGAGACCTGCACCGGCTGGAGCAAAGAAACCAAGTGGACCGGCAAGTGCCATCAGTCATCGGTCAACGCTGGCGACACCACCGATGCTCGATTCAGGTGTCAGGACTTCAAGCGGAAGGCAGACAAATGAGCATTATCGAGCGGGCTGAGATCGAGCTGAAGGCCGCCAACTTCGGCGAGGAAGACACAGCCGTCCTGATCGATATCCTCAAGCGGTTCTTTGCGCGGTGGGATAGCGGCGGCGGCGTCTGGGCGATGGCGCCGGTACTGCAGCGCCTGATCGCCGGCAAGCCGCTGAGCCCGCTTACCGGCGCCGACAGCGAGTGGATCGATCGAGCGGAAATGAGCGGGCGGCCGATGTGGCAGAACATCCGCTGCAGCACCGTCTTCAAGGACGCTGATGGCGTTTACGATATCGATATGCCTGGCATACAGCGTCATCCGGTCACGTTCCCGTACTGGCCCGAGTATGCCGAGGTCGGCGACCCCGTGGTTGAGTTTTGAGCAGCTTCCACGAATTCCACGAGCCGATCGCGGTCGACACCCCGCTCGGTCCCGGCCGGGCGATCCTGATCGAGCGCACCCCGCACGATTATTTATGGACGGTGGCGCTCAACGAGGGCGGTGCCGCGGTCGCGTTCACCCAGGACCGCATCCGGATCCACAAGAGTTACACCTACCGCCGCGGCATCAGCGACGAGCAGATGCGCGAACACGTCAAGCCGCCTGGCGGCGAAGAGACGGTGCGGGAAGCTCACCTACGAGATCTAAAGCGGCGGGCTTGGGACCAGGCAGCGAAGGATTTCAGCGAAGTCGACGAATATGAGCCCGGCCCACCGGGGAGGATGACATGGCAACGCTCCTGAGGCTCTTGTGGTCGATCGCGGTCGGCTTCGTGGTGGGGTATTTCGTGCCGTCGCCGTGGTGCTGGATCTGGATTGGTGTAATCGTGGCGGCGTGGATCGGAGTGTTTATCGTGGCGGGGGTCGTTTGGGTCTACAGCTACGCCATCGACAATGGCTGGCCACTCAGGAGGCTATGAGGCCGATGATATTTCGTGTCGGGCAGGCGGTGGTGTGCGTGGACGCGAGCCTTGCTGCCAACCCCTGGCATCGCCGGCACCCGCTCATCAAAAATCGGATTTACATGGTCCATTCCCTCACCAAAGGGATCGGCTGCGTCGACATTGACGGCTCGGGCCGGGCTTGGCAGAACTGGCGCTTCCGGCCGGCGAGCCAGCTCAAGACCGAGACCTTCTTCACCGAGGGCGCGCCGGCCGACACCAAAGGGCTGGACAACCGCCACAAGCGCAAGCAGAAGGTGTGGCGGCTCAAGCTCCCCTCCGACTACTGAAAGCAGCCGATGGCCCCTCATGTGATTATCGTTGGCGCCGACAAGGGAGGCGTGGGCAAGACGCTGCTGTCGCGCACGCTGCTGACCTATTTCCACACCAGGAACCTGCCAATCAGGCCATTCGACACCGAAATCTACGAGGTGCGCTCGGTCGACCGGCCGAAGGGCGTGCTAACGCGTTTTCATCCGGAGACCGAACTGATCAACCTTACCCAGAGCAAGGGCCAGGTGCAGGTGTTCGATAGCCTGGCAAAGACGCCGACCACGCTGATCGATATCCGGGCCGGTCTGCTGACGCCGACACTGGACGTATTGGAGGACATCGGCTTCCTCGAGGCCGTCGCCGCCGGCAAGATCCGTCTGACGCTGCTGCATGTGATTGGCTCCAGTGTCGCTTCGTTCGCCGAGATCGCCCAGGTCAACCGGATTCTGCATGCGGACGCGGCCGGCGCCAAGCACTACCTGGTGCTGAACCACATCAACGACAGCTCGTTCTTTGAGTGGAACGACAAGGCGAAGGATGCGTTGGCGCTCGGTGACGGTCACATCACCATCCCGCAACTCGATGCGCTCGCCGCTGAGCACGTCGAGAGCCTGGGCATCCCGTTCCAGGACTATCTCGTCAACGCCGATTCGATGGTGCTTGGCGGCAAGCTGCGCGGCTGGCTGAAGCAGGTGTTCGTGCAATACGACGACGTCCTCAAACTGGAAAAGGAAGCGACATGAAACTCGTGATGCTTGTGGTTCTGCTGTCCACGACCTCGGCCTACGCGACCCCGGTCAAATACCCTCCAGGCACGCCGAAGGCGGCGATCGCCGTCAATGAGCGGGTCCGTCACCAGATCGCCGGCAAGCCAGGCGTCGAGTATTGCCTCTCGATCGATACCCGCACCGGCAAGTGCCGCGGGCTGATGAGCCTGCACGCCGGTGGCGGCAACGATGGATCGGCGGGTGCGAGCGCAGGGGCCAGCGCCGGGGCTGGGGCGGGCGCTGGTGCAGGCGCAGGAAGTGGCGGTGGTTCGGGAGGTGGCAGCGGCGGAGGCTCTGGCGGGGGCTCCGGAGGCGGTGGCGGTGGGGGTGGCGCCGGAGGCTGCAAGTGAAAACCGATATGTGGAAAGCTGAGGTCACCTTCACCTACACGAACCACAGGGGCGTGACCGGCATCCGCCTGGTGCGCCCGATCATGATCGCGTTCGGCGCCAATCAGTATCACCCGGAACCGCAGTGGCTGCTGCACGGCTGGGACCTCAACAAGCAGGCCGAGCGCACCTTTGCGATCAAGGATATCAAGGACTGGGGGCCGATCTGATGCCTCATGACCCGCTGATATTGTTAATCGTCGTGGTCTTCGTGCTGGCGATGGGCGCCTGCTTCTACGGTATGAGTATGGGCTCATGGTGAAGCGCGATTTACCGTCTTACGAAGACATCCTGACGATCGAGGAGCTGCGGCGTGAGGTGCGTATGTGCTGGGACCGGGAGCTTGCGCTCGCCCACGCCATCCATGACGTTCCGGAGATGCCATCGCCGTTCGTGCTGCTGTTCTTGAGTCGCGGTTCACACTGGCCGGAGGACAGCAATCTCGGCAAGCTGCTGCAGCGCAAAATGACACTCGCGGCGATCCCGCCCAAGTCAGAATGTGAGACCGGCGCCGGGGTCTGGTACCGCATCCGCCAGGGCCTGCTGGCGCCGCGACCGGAAGAGCTACCGTGACCGACGAGCAGATGGCAGTGTTCATGGGGCTTGAGCCAAGTAATCCGAAGCACCTTGCGATCGTCGCGGGCCTCACACCAGAGAAACGCGCGGTCTACGAGAGCATGGCGACGCTCGAATGCGAGCTGAGGCTATGGATCAAGGGGCTCGGTCCAAAGCCGAGGGCGATGATCGACATGGCGCGCGGCAGCCGCCGGCGCCGAACCTGAAAGGATATCCGATGAAGCTCGACAAGAAATTCTACGGCGAGATCCGCAAGGCCAAGAACGACGCCATTGTCGACGACACCGAGTGTGTCGTGTTCCTGGCTCATGATGACGCCTTCGCCGCCAAGCCGGACGGCGCGGTGTATCACTATCTGCAGCGGTGCTTCGTGCTGCATGCCGATGACGAACATATCGATGCCGTGCGCGGGCTAATCGAGCGCATCGAGAACTGGCGCCGGCAGCATCCCGATCGGCTCAAGGTGCCGGACGCCAAGGGCGAGAAACTGTTGCCGTGAGCGCCGCGCGCGCCTACCGCAAGGAGCGCGATGAGGTGTTGCGTGCGCTCGACCGCGACAAGCTGGACAGATTCTTGCGCAAATGGAAGCAGCCACGGCCGCGGACCTGGATCGACGACGCCTGGCTCGCCATGATGCACAAGACGCGACTCGATCTCGTGGAGTTTACCGAGGCCGAGAAGGCGATTTCGCGGACCTGGCTCGCTCAGAACGGCTACACGCAAAAGGTAGGCAGGGACCTCGGGCCGTGCCCGGCTTGTGGCGGGACCGGCCCCTCGCAATCCGATTGCCCGGTGTGCGGCATGGAGGTCCTGCAATGACCCCAATCCAGCGCTTGGCGCTCGGCATGGTGAAGACGCCTGCCGGCAACGCGCGGCGGATGTACTATCACGAGATGCTCCAGCTGGCGCGCGGGGCCTGCGAGGCCCAAGGGTTAGGCTATTCGATCCGGGAGGTGTTAGGAGAGGTGTCGGACGTGCGCGGCAGCTGGAGAGGCAATGGCCGGAAGCAAGATCACGCGACGGCGCAACGAGGAAGCCAAGCGCCAGGAGTGGAAGTGCCACTGGTGTCAGGCAGCGATGACGCCGGTGCCGATGCCGCCGCGAAAAGGCGAGCACTATCCGCCAACTATGGTTACCCTGGACCACCTGTTCCCGAAGGGCGACCTGAGGCGGAAGAATCCTCCGAGGAATGGCGAGCGAAGGTACGTCGCAGCGTGTCGGTCGTGCAACGAAGAGCGCGGTAAGGCGCACGAGCGCAGCTTTGGCAAGGTCGAGCTTTTGCGTCGCTCCAAGGCCCGAGCTTTACAATACGGCCGTCAGCCTCTACCGCTGGAGCCTGCTTCGTGAGGGACCACCATGGCCGTCTTCGCCTACATCGCCGAATATGCCCAGCTGACCCAGCTCGCTGGCGATGCCGGTCAGATGCCGGATGAGAACAGCAAGCTTGCCGAGCAAAAAACCGGTGACATCAGCGGCGGGCACCAAATCACCGCAGCCTTAAATCCGGGGACGAAATACGTTCGAATTCACACGGACGGCGTTTGTTCGGTTCTATTCGGCTTCGGTACGGTTGGGACTCCTCCGGCTCCAGCTGCAGCGGCGACGAATCAGCGCTTTGCGGCCAACCAGACCGAGTTCAAGGGCGTGCCGACCAACGGCAATGGCTCCGGAAACAACCAGGTCCAGGTCAAGATCGATTTCATCACCAACACCTGAGGTATTTCCGTCATGATGGGTTCCTCGCCTCCGGGCAGCGACAGCTCCAATGCCGTGATGTCGCTTTTGACTATCCTCGGCGACCCGGAACTGGCCAAGGCCAAGTTCGCCGCACTTGGTGCCGCCCAGGTCTCGATGGAACAGGCTACCCAGGCCCATAACAAGGCGCTGTACGAGCTGAACGAGAAGATGGCGGGCTTTACCACCGAGAGCTCGAGGCGCGAGGCTGAGATCTCCAGGCGCCACAGCGAGGCCAGCGCCGCGCACGACAAGCTGATCCAGGACGCCGCCCATCACCAGGACGCGGTCGCCAAGGCCAAGGGTGATCTCGAGAAGCGCGAGCGCCAGCTGGCGATGGAGAACGCGGCGCTGAACGCGCGTCAGAGCGCCACCGACCAGGACCTGCGCAAGCGCGAGCAGGACGTCACCGCGCGCGAATCAGCAGCCAACGCGCATGAGGCCGAGCTCAACTCGCGCCATACCATCCTCGACGACCTGCACAACGAGGCGATGAAGATGAAGACCGAGGCCGAGAAGCGCTTCGCCTCGCTGCGCTCGATCCTGGATCCGGACGGTCCGTCCAATTTCGCGAGGAAATAATCGATGTCGGTTGCAAACCTCAACGACATGCAGACGCTGGCGAACGATACCGTGTTCGGCCAGCGCGTCTTCATGAGCATGATCCAGTTTTGCACGGTCGTGGTGCCGGGCGAGACCATTGCTTCCGGAGCGCTGCAGCTGCACGTCGCGCGCAAGAACTACGCCGCCCAAGTGCTCAACAACCCGAATTTCTACAAGCCGCTGTTCGTCAATGCGACCGCAGCCAACCAGATCGTGGCCAACGAAGCCACCGCGCCCGGCAGTATCGTCGGGTTCACCACGGGCCCGCTAGCGACCGCGGCACTGCTCTGCCTCGACGCCGATATCAACAACGCGATCGCAGCCGCCTTCAACGCCTTCATCGCGCAAATCTAGCCCAGGGCTAGTCGATGGCCATTACCCGCGTTCAAGGCAATGCGGCCGGCGCAGGTTCAGGAGCCTCGCTCGGGGTGACTCTGGGCGCCGCTGTCGGCTCCGGCAACAGCGTTTGCGGCTGGGTCTCGTGGGGACAGAACGGCACCACCAACCTTAGCAGCGTCACCGACGACAAGGGCAATACCTACACGATCTCGGATAGGCTGGCCGACGCGGTCAACGCCCAGGCCGGCGCGATGTTCTTCCTCGGCAATATCACCAATGCGCCGACCGTCATCACGGCCAACTTCTCCCCGAGTCAGAGCTTCCTTCAGATCGGCGCCGATGAATATTCCGGCGTGCTGGCCGCAACCAATTCAAGCGACGGTCACCACGTTGCTGCAGCGGTGCAGACCGGCAGCACGGCGACGGATTTCCTCAGCTCTGGCAATTTTACAACCGCCGTCAACGGCGATCTGATCTACGGCGTCACCATCGACACCTCCAACGCCACGCTGGCGTCGACTGGCACGGGCTATACGCAACGACAGACCAACATCAACCAGGTCGATACCACGAGCGAGGACAAGGTCCAGTCCACGGCGGGGTCGGTTGCCGCGACCTTCACGACCAGCAATGCTGGTAGCCGGTATATTACCTTTGCTGTGGCCATCCAGCCTGCCGCGGCCGGAGGGACGCCGACGCCCTACAACCCGTGGCGCCAGCTCGCGCCGATCCTGGCGCAGTAGTCCGGAGGAACCCCCTGGGGCTCCCCCGGATCGAGATTATCGTTAAGGAACGTCGGTCTCGGGTCCTTTCTTGTTGCGGCGCGCCCAGAGTGCCGCCTCCCGTTTGAGCTGGGCCGCGTAGGCTTCCTTGTGCACCAGATCGGGCTCTGCTCCGAAGTCCTCGTCGGTGTAGTAGAATCGATCGTGGTATGTCTTCCCCATGGCTTTAGGTCCCTCGCTTCGGCGCGGAGGCTGGATTGCCCGCACCGGGGCGGCAAAATAATTAAGCCGGTTCCGGTGTCAATATTCCGGGGTCAAAAATCTTGTGAGAAAGGGGTAAAAATGACGATCGCCTTCGACAAACATATGCTGGCCGGTGTCATCAACGGCGTCCGCTACGAGCGCCAGAGCAAAACCGAGACCGATGTCGAGATCCCGCCAGCCTTCATCATCACCGATTCGGATGGAGCGGCGTGGACAATTGGCACCCATTATGCAATCCACAATGGCGACTACGAGTTTACGGTGTTGCGGAACGACGTCGACACCGACGAGATGGCGAAGAAGATCGTCTATCGGCGGGGGGTTGTCTGCATCTTCGGCCACTACGGATGGAAGCGGTTCAGCCGCAGCCGCCGGCACTTCATCTGAACGGGTCTAATCACCCCAGGGGGTCTCTACCATGTCTCGTGAATTTTCGGTTGGCGGCGACGGCCTTACCATCGTGAACGCGGTTGTCACCCTGGTCGGCTATCTGCCGAACGCGGCACCGAATATCAACTTCGAAAACCTGCGGATGTGGGCCTCGCAGGCAGCCGGCGCGGTCTCCGCCCAGCAACGCATCGAGGTCGTGACCCAGGTCACCGCCTTCCCGACCGTGGTCACCGCCACTCCCCGACCTCTGAAATTCGGCGATACCGTCGTCTCCGCCCTGGTTGGCGTCGGCGGCGCGCTCACCGCCGGCAAGTGCGGCATCAACGCCTCGGCCGAAGGCGCCGGCGCCAAGACCGTGGCATGGGGCGACAGCTTCAACCACCTCAACGGCTACCTGTGGGTCGCCACCCCGCGCGAAACCATGGTCATGCCGGCCGGTTCAGCTTCCAGCCTCGGCCTGTTCCTGCCAGTCGCGCCCACCGGCGGCGTCACCACCAACTGGGCGGCAGGCATCAACTACGGCGAGATCTAAATCTAGGCTGCCAGACCACTGATGGGGGCGGGTTGTGGGTCTTTACTACACTCCCAATCCGCCCCATATCGGCGGCGCCCAGCCGCTAGAGGGTAAGAAGCTCACCCCGTCGGCGGGGCTGCCTGGGGTCGTCTTCGACGCCCAAAGCAACGCCGACGTCACCGGCGCTGCGGCCGCTTCGTTCAGCGACAGCACCAAACTAACCATTGCCGCCAACCCCAACCGCGCGCTGCTGGTTGGCATCTCGTGGTCGACGTCGACACCGCCGACCGGGATCAGCATCACCTGGGACGGCGTCGCGCTCACCCAGCTGATCCTCCACTCCAATGGGCTGGGTGGCACCTCCGCCATCTACGGCCTGCTTAATCCTAACCCGGGCACCAAGACGCTCGCGGGCTCCTGGACCGGTGCGCGGGATTTCTACGTGGTCGGCGCCTCGTTCTGGAATGTCGATCAGGCCAGCATCGCGACCTCATTCCTGCGGGCGAATTTCGGGATCGGCACCAGCGCCCTTGCCTCCGTCACCATCGGCACCCGGATAGGCAACCAGACCTTCGCCCAGATCTCGACCGCCAACGGCGCGATCTCGAGCGTCAACGCCGGCATCCCGGTCTTTATCGACAATACCCAGGTTGGAACAGCCGCAGCCGCAGTGCGCGTGCTGTCGGTCACCAACACCAGCAATGTGATGACGCTCAACAATACGAGCGCCGCATGGGTCGCGGTTGGCGTCGACATCGTTCAGGTGCAGCCGCCGCCGCGCGACCCGCCACCGTTCCGTCAGAGCGGCGCCATTCTCAGCTGCTGGGATGCTCGCACCGCGGCTGCCGCGGTGCTGCCGGTACTGCCGCCCAAGCTGATCCCGCCGACCACGTTTGCGCAAATCGGCACGGTCGTCATCTTCGAATCTCAGATGACGGCGCCGCTGCTGTCGCCCTCGGCACAGACGTCGTTCTCCGACACCGGCCGGATGACGGTTGGTAACCACCCCAACCGCGCGCTGATCGTGGTGGCCGGCTTCAGCGGCAGTGGCAATGGCGGGGCGACGCTGACCTGGGACGGTCAGACGATGACGCTGCTCGGGTCGATCCCCGACGGCGGCTTTAACAACGTCGCCGAAATCTATGGCCTGCTCAACCCGAACGTCGGCACCAAGACGCTCGCCGGCTCTTGGGGTAGCACTGCCGATTATTCCATCTCGGCTGCGTCATTCTACAACGTCGACCAGGCCAGTATCGCTGCCGCGTTCCAGCACGTCACCACCTCAACCGGAGCAACGTCGCCGGCCACGGTGACGGTCGCCAGCAAGCCTGGAAATATGGTGGTCGCCTCGCACTCCGGCGGCACCCTCGGCAGTTCTCCTCCAAGCTTCACCGCCGTCAACAACAACGAAATCTATCGGGGCAACGGCGGCTTCTCCCCGACCTTCGGCGGCGCTGCCAACTTTGCAGTGGGTGCGGTGAGCGTCACGCTGACGGCGACCGAGGGGAACGTTAATCCCCGGGCCTCCATCGGCGTCGACATCAACCCGCCGGGCGTGCCTGGAGCCCGGTGGCCGCAGGAAGCTACCATCACAGCCTGGGTCCCACCGGCTCCAGCGCCGATCGTCGGCCCGAAGCGTACGCCACCTTCTGGCGCGGTGGCGACGTTCCCGTTCCGGGGCAGCTCGGTACGACCTGAAATCCTGGCGTGGACGCCGGCGCCGTTCTTCCAGATCGTGGGGCGGTTGTTCAATCCGCCGGTCGTCGGGGGCAACCCTCCGTTCGCTGGGACGAGGGTGCCGACCGAGGTTCTGAACGCCTGGATCCCACCGGCGCCTGCGCCCATCGTGGCGGAGAACCTCGATCCTCCGATCGGCGCGACCGTGGACAATCCTCCTTTCACCGGGACAGAGGTTCCGGTCGAGGTCCTGAACGCGTGGATCCCGCCGCCACCGATGCCGATTGTTGCGGTTAATCTGAAGCCGCCGATCAGCGCGACGGTGCAGAACCCGCCCTTCGTTGGCGCTCAAATCCCGCAAGCGGTGCTGGTCGCCTGGATCCCACCGCCTCCAGCGCCGATCCTTGCCATCAACCTCGATCCACCGATCGCAGGGACCCAGGACAATCCTCCCTTCACGGGTGGCGCCAAGGTGCCGCTGGCCGTGCAGATCGCATGGCTGCCGCTCCCACCTGCAGCAATCGTCGCTGTAAACCTGACCCCGCCTTCGGGGCCAGTTCCCTACGTGCCGATCGGGACCCGGGTTCCGGTTGAGATCCTCAACGCCTGGATACCGCCACCGCCCGCACCGATCCTGGCGATCAATCTGCTCCAGGCGCCGGCGGCACCCGGGTTCCCGCCGCTCGGCAGCTTCGTGTCGCGCGAGATCCTGATCAGCTGGATCCCGCCGGCGCCGGCGCCGATTGTCGCGCAGAACCTCAACCCGCCGATCGGTGCGGTGGTGAACAACCCGCCGTTCACGGGTTCAGTGATCCCGACCGCGGTGCTGGTGTCCTGGATCCCGGCCCCGCCGGCGCCCTTCATTGCCATCCTGCTGCCGCCGCTCGCGGCCGCGCCGGTGCTGTTCGGTGGCGCGCGTGTGCCTGGCGAGGTGCTGACCAATTGGATCCCGCCACCGCCGGCGCCGATCGTGGCGCGCAACCTGACCCCACCCAGCGCCACCGTGGACAATCCGCCGTTCAACGGTGGCGCGCGGCTGCGGCTCGAGATCCAGCTCGCCTGGATCGCGGCGCTGCCGGGCTATCCGCCGCTCAAGGCCATCAACAAGACGCCGCCGAGCGGCGGCGCTGTTGCGCCCCCCGTCCTTCATGCTAAGCCGTTCTTCGTCAGCTTTGGGCTGAGGCCGCTATGAAGCAAAGCGAAGTCATCAAAATCGAGATCGTTCTCACCTTGTGGTGCATGTTCCTCATCGTGCTCATAAAAGGGATGCCCTGATGTCCGACGACCAGCCAGCAACCTTCGTCAACGGCCTGTCGAACGACCAGGCCGACGAGATCGATCAGATCGCGATCGACCTCACCCGCATCAATTGGCGGATTGCAGCGCTCGGCCGCCACCGCAGCTGCGCGTTGGCGCAGACCAAGATCGAGGAGGCGATCCACTGGATGCAGGACCGCACCCACAAGCCGGCTAGCGGTTAATGGGAATGGTTGAATACCAGCCAGATCTTCATGCGCCAGGATGGCCTGAGTTACGCTTCCGCGGATGTGCAAAAACCGATGATCGTGGCGTTTGGTGGTATGAGGAACTGATGGATGACGGCTCGCTGAAGCGTCATCCTCTCCAGGTATACCGCTATATGCCGCCACCAAGGAGCTAGAAATAATATTTTACTTGAAAAGTTGAACCATTCGCGATCTGTCAACTCTTATTGACGGGGGGGTCCATCCTGGACGCTCCTTTTCAAGGAGAGACAAATGCGAAAATTCATCCTGCCGACGCTGGCGGCGGCGGTCGCGGCATCGACCATCGCCTACGGCCAGGACTATCTGTCCAAGCTGTTCCGCAGATCACCACCGGACCAGCAGGTCGCCCAGGTCACCACGTCCCAGGTATGGGCGCCGCCGGGTCGGTTCAGTCAGTCCAAGCCCCGGGTTCGGGTCGCCTATTACACCCCAGGGCACGGGCGGCACACCATGGCCGGCGCCCCTCTCCGGCATGTGGCGCGACACCAGCCCCGGACCGCGGTACGCTATGCGCACGCTCCCATCTACCGCCCTCGCGTCGTCCGGGCGGCGCCTGTGCCGCAGCCGCAGCCGCGGCCGCTGCTGATGGTGGTGCGCGACATCCCGACCGTGATCGTCACCGTGCCGCGGGTGGATCCGTTTGGCACGCCGGTGCGGGCGATGCCGATCCGCTCACAGTACGAAGCTTCGTCGTTCACGACCGATCCGTTGGCCGACAACCTATTCCTGACCTCGGCCGCGGCCTATATTCCGCCGCGCGCGGTGTGCCAGGAATACCCGGTCGACGGCAGTCCGGTCTGCAACTACCAGCGTCCATATCTGGTATATGATCAAATCTACGGCAGCGCGTTCGACATCTCGCCGGACTACATGAAGTACGTGGACCCGCGCTACAGCGCGACGCTGCGCTACGGAGGCTGATGGCCAGGCTGTTTAGCGGCCTTTGCGAGGGCGGCCCGCTGGGTGGACTGAAGATCCACCACGGCGAGCCGCTCTATTACGTGGCGCGCGACCGCGAAACCAAGCGGATCCGGATCCGTAACCTGGCCTACGAGACCGACGTTTACGAGGTCGGCCATTACGAGTTCATCGTCGACACCTGGCACTGGCGCTCCCCGCTCCGCACCCTCGACGAAACCGATCCCCTGGTGTAAGCCCGATCGATCATAGGCCGTCACCCCGGGGTACAACGTCGTGATGAATCCCAACACCATGCGCAATCTGACCATGGCGAGCGCCAAGCACCTGCTCTCGCAAGGCCACATCTCCAAGCCGCACCACGCCAAGATCATGACCAAGATGAAAGCAGGCGGCGTTCCAGGCGCACCTAAGCCTCCGCCGCTTGCCGGCGCGCCGAAGATGCCAAAGATGGCCGAAGGCGCGCCACCTGCGATCCCGATGGGCGCGCTCGACGCCACCCAGCCCAGACAGGGCCAGGGCGCCGGCCACTACATGTCCACCCCCACGCCGGTCGGAGCTGACGAAGACGGCGGGGGAGGCGGCTATTGACCTTCAACGTCCGCATCTTCGGCTTTCGCGGCATCAACATCGTCCCGCAGATCAATCTGCGGCAGCTCGCCAGCGATTCGGTCTCCAACCTGGTGTGGCCGTACGAGTGGCGCCAGTGCATGATCGTCGGTCGGCGCTCGACCTGGTCGAAGGCGGAAAGCCCGGACCTGGCCGCGGTGCTGCGGATCGAGATCCCCGACGGCTGCACGATCCGCTACGAGCTCAATCCGCCCAACCGAGAGGTCGCGGCGACGCTCGAATCACCTTCACTGTCCGGCAAGGAGATCCTGGACTGGGGCCCGGGCTGGACCATTTCGGTGATCGACGCCGCGGAGCTCGCCTGATGCCGAGCGTCTCCCAAGCCCAATCACGAGCGATGCATGCCGCCGAGGAGGGTCATTCCACCCTCGGCATTCCGCGAGAGGTCGGCGCCGAGTTCGTCGCCGCTGATCATGGTCGCTCGATCAAGAAATTGCCGGAGAAGAAAAAACCGGTGCCCACCTTTGGCGCCCTGTCGCCAGAGTAACCTTCCAGAAAGGGAGATCCATGGACGAGAGCGAAAAGGGTATCGAGGCTGCAATCCAAGCCAAGGGACTGAACGCGCCGCGGCTCGATCCGGCGCACATCGACGCCCAGATCAAGGCCGAGGACTATCACGTCTTCCCAGGCACCACGATGACGGTGTGCGCGCTGACCCTGCAGAACGGCTTCGTCGTGATCGGCGAGAGCGCTGCGGCCAGCCCGGAGAATTTCAACCAGGAGATCGGCCGCACCATCGCCCGCAGGAACGCGCGCGAGCGGATCTGGGCGTTGGAGGGCTATTTGCTGCGCGAAAGGCTCTCGCCGCGCTAACTTAAGATGCAGGGGGAAATTAACTCGGTCGAGCACGTCCGACAGTCGACCGAGTACAAGCTTGCCAAAAAGCAGATGGCGGACCGCGAGTGGCGGCTCGACCATCTGTATTATATCCAGGACAAAGACGGCAACGAGATCCAGTTCAAGCGCAACGCCGCGCAGCGCAAATACGGCTCCGAGCAGTGGTACCGCGACATCATCGTCAAGGCGCGCCAGCTCGGGTTCTCGACCTTCATC